AATTTCTATTTTAATTGGTTAATAATAGCAGCGCGAAACAATGATGTTCCACGCCTTGTTTGGCTTTTACACCGGCAGAGACACGATGTATTCCTTTTTCTTCTTTCGTGTTCTGCTCTTGACAGTGAACCCGCAAAAATCCCTCAGCCACCCGGCAGCATTTCCGATGAAAGGCTCGTTGACAATAAGCATCGGACGTAGCGTTCCGTTCTTTTTCATGCACTGATAGTCTATAAAGTCAAACGGATCGTCTGGGTCATCGCACTTCTTCTCCCAAATGCTCACGTCGAGATAGTCGATGAAATCTCCCTCGGGAGGGTTGTCCATCTCGATAAATCTTTTCGGAGTGAGGAGAATTGTTTCCTTTGGTTCGTGGGTCATAAAGAAATCCTCCACGACCTCATTGAACTTACTCATGTCCATCTGCTTCTGGACGATACCCTTCTTCTTCATGATATCGGAAGCTTTCAGGATTTTTGTTGCTTTTCTTACTGTTGTCATAATTCAAAATATTTAAATGGTTAGACAATGGAAGGCTGGAGTTGTATAACTCACAGCCCGGTTTTGGCTTAGTCTGAATCTACTTCTACATTATAGTTCAGTTTTACAGTTAAAAAATCGTTACCAAGGAAGAGCGTGTAGATTAAAGGATTTGCCATAGTTTCTTCGAGATACTGCTTTGTATGACCAATATTTATGTTGTTTTCTGCATACCCAGTCAATCGTTTGACAATCTCCCTTCCCCATTTAACAGGGTCGTAACAATGCAGCTTTCTGATGTACATGTAATTTCCGTTGATTTCTATCATCGTAGGTACATCTTCAACAAAACCAAGATGGAATTTGTTGCTGATATACGGCTTATCAAAGATTACATCGAGAATTGATTTCTCGACGATGTCATTTCCTTCAATGATAGCCTTTACGTATCTTCTCGGATTTACGTTGATTTCTTTCATAATTCTATTTTTTTGTTTGTTGGTTAATAATGCGCCTCATCAACTTTGTGACGAGGCTTTCGGCTTAGTCTGTGAAATGAAACTGGAACTCGACGACACCTCGCGTAACTATGTAAGTGCATACGAGTCCATCGACGAAGTTGAAATTGAACAGGCTTACGTATTCAAACTTCCTCACCTCATCCAAACACTGGACATTGATAGAGTTGACAACCTGAAGAGCCCATGCATCAACCTCCTCTTCTGGACAGTTGTTTGGAATAAGAGTGACGGTAAGGCAGTTGTCGTAAACAGAGGTCAAAGTAGGAAGGCTGTAGATAAAACCAACGGCCTTGTGGTTTTCCTGTACGTATCTGCTGCCTTCGAACAATAGGTCAAGAATTCTGTCTTCCAGGACGTTCGTCTGATCAACAGGCGCAGGGCGCAGACTTTTGATAACATCATATCCATCTTTAACTGTATTCATATCTTTATAGTTTTTGGTTAATAATAGTGGCTTCTGTGCTTGTCGGGCACAGAGAACCGTTTACAGGCTTTTCAGATAGGTACACTCGACGGTACATTCAGAGTTCTTCTCGTCCATAAAAGCCTCTCCGTTACTCCACGCCTCATGAGCGTAAGCCTTGGCTTGTTCTACGTTGTCCGCCTCTACTTCTACCCAACCCTTCGTCGTCTCGCTGATACCTACAAAATACTTACTCATAATTCTAAAAGTTTAATGGTTAATGAATTGCAGTCGGCTACTGCTTAATGAGCAACCGACCTTTTGGCTTTAAACTCGCGCATTCTCTGACGTGGTGTCTTGCTTTAGCTTCGTGATCCGGAGAGCTTTATGCTCGCCTTCAGATGCCGGCTGATTCTGCCGGACTCGGAAGGCGATACAAGAAGCTCTTGTAAATCGTAGTGTCAGACCGACGCGCGAAGGTGACAGACCTTAGGTGTTGTTACTTAGACTCCTTGCAGGCCTTGTTGACCGCCTTTCTGAAAGCGGACTCCTCTGCCCAAACGCACAGCTTTCCGTCGATAGAGATGTTGGATTCTGCGATGAGCTGCTTGAGCACACCAAGCATTCTCCATCCCTCTTCATCTGCGCCATACTTGGCAGCATCGGTATCTATCTTGCGGAGAGATGCCGCTTCGGACTTGCCTGTAAAGCGAGCCTCGCTGAACATAATGAGGTTACGCATTGCGAAGTAAGAACCCGCACCCTTGTAGGCGCTGATGAACGTGTCGGACTGCTTGGTTTCCCATGCGAGGTGCTTGCGAATCTTGTTGAACTTCTTAACGAGGTTGTAGAGTTCTCGTCTGTTCATTGTGTCAAATCCGTCGCGAGCAATTTTGTACAGAGGAACATACACTTTTTTCATCAAGTCTGCAACAAAGATGTTCTTGTTGTTCAGACGAACATAAGGAACACCCTTGCATCTGTGCTTGTACTCTTTTGTGTTGCATCCGTTCTTGTCCTTGCGGAAGATAAGATTATCGTTAACGTACGCCTTAAGTTTCTCAATATAGTCGTCAACCATACCTGAGAATGTGCATTCGTTGAAGAAAATCTCTCGCTTCGAAAGGTTCTCTGTGTCGCCGTTCTCCTGCATCTTGGCCTGAGCGTGAAACTCGTTTTCCAGCATACGCCACTGATACTCGTAGCCCTTGCGCTGTAAAAGCTCGTTGAAAGACTTCTTGCCGGACTTCATGTCACGGAGCATACCGAAAATCTGAGCGGTTACCCAGCGACGGAAAAGCTTCCAGTTGTTCACGTATCCACCCTCGACAATCTTCTTGCCAACAGCATCAACGGCAACATCGTCAAGATCAACAGGAATAGCCTCGCCTTTCTCGATTCTGACAAGCTTATCAGCACCAAGAGTGTAGTAGTTACTTACATCAACGCCGGCACTCTTCAATGCTTCCATTCGCATCTGCGCCTTTGTCTTCTTGGTAGCTGCTGTAGCCTCTACGTTCTTTGTTACGATGTTCAAGTTCTCACCTGTGATTGTTACAATCTGTTTCATAATTCTAATTTTGTTAATGGTTATTAAAATGTTAATTAAATCTTGTGGATGAGGCTTATGCCCCACCCTTGTTTGGCTCAATCCAGTCTCTGAGAATGATCAGGTCATTGTCGTCTTTAGAACGCCAGAACCACGTTCCCCATGAGTTGTCCCAATATAGGTTTCCCGCGAGAAGCTGAATCAGTACGTACAGCTCCAGTTTGCATCTCGCCTGCTCACGTCGCTCTCCGTACATCATATCTTCGTCTGAGAGCTCTTTCTCAGGCAAAGCCTCGAAGTAGTAGTGTCGATGCGATTCGGAGCGTTCAGAAGGCACAGAGTGCTTATACGCAGCATACCTCTGCTCGATTCCGGTAATCACATCTTCGAGTGTAATGCAAGGTGTGTCGTTCGGTTTGTCTTCCTCGGACATTACGACTTTTCCGTTCACTCTACAAGTTCTCTTCTGAAAGTTTACGGTGAACTTAGCACCATTCTCAACAGCTTGGATAACTTCTTTGTAAGTCATATTCATTAAAGTATTGGTTAATAGCAGTACGCTCAAAGGATTTGTTGTGTTGCTGTATGCGCTCGATGTAAACAGTCGAGTGAATCCTGAGTATCCAGTAAATCTACTGGATACTCAGGAAGATACGGACTGTTTGTCTAAATCTTTCCTTCTTGCGTACTATTCGGCTCACAATAACCTATTCCGACTCAATTTGATATGCTGCATGACTTTAAGCATTCGATTAGCTACATAACTTCGCAAGAAGTCGCCCTCATGGAGCGTAAGCTCCACCTCTGCGAGTTCTCGACGAAGGGATGTAGGATGAATTGTCAAACCTTGTCGGACACCGCTGCAATGCGAATGACTTATCTCATGTATTATGTTGCATGAATATAGTTTTATGATGATACCAGCGTCATAATGATGCAGGCGCCGCAAAATTGTGCGGCGCCAGTATCAAATTGAACGCTGGTGTGTAAACCTCATACTCTTGATAAGTCGTGATGCAATTCACTTTTGGTTGTTTGTAGGTACACTTAAAGGCTAGTTGCCATAGCTGTATGATTTTGATATAACCCCGTGAGAGAGGAGATCACTTACCTGGGTATAACCCAGTGTCAGTGATCTGCTTTTATCACGTGGTATTAAATCGTACCGCCTCCTCGTGTACCTCGTTTGGCAATAACGTTGTCTTCGACATGGGAATTTTGTACGGAAATGTAATGTTCTGATAAAGGAGTCTTGATGACACGCGTTGACGGCTTGATATTGGCAGGAAACGCGTGATGGATTAAGACTTCGCTTAAACTTATTCCCCAATCGAAGACAACCCTCGTACTCGGGTAATTCCCTGACCGATGGCTCGGCACAATACTTTATGATTCTGATTTGACACAGGATTCGCCAGAATAGATGATCCAGGACGTCGTAAGTAGTATACGACGACGTCCAGGATCAACGACTCTGGTTAGAGAACCTGTTTCGTAAACTTCTGCCATTCATCAGGGAGTGGTGGTGTGCGCCACCTGTGGAAGTCATACGGACTGGCACATTTCTGTACTATTGTGATTAGACACGCCTTGTGTGTCTTCAGTAAGGTCCCTTTGGTCTCAAGTATAACTTGGGCGAAAGTGGCCCTTACGGAAGATGTTGTAGAGGCGTGACATAAATAATCCGTCCTTCTCCCACGTCCGTGTGCTCGGTTAAAGAGTCTGCCGGTCAGAAGATACTGCGCATAGCTATATCAATTCGATAGCATCCTGGTGGAGAGGATTACAGGGCCTTCTTCATTCGGAGACGGGCCCGTAATCTTACGAGACCGGATGGTTAAATTGCTCTTCATTCCGGCAAAACCTTTGCGCTGGGTGCTACATCTACAGAGTATTCACCAATGTGTTGTACGCTGCCCTGCTTGTACGTAAGGCATTCTGAGCACAACCTATCGATAAATATCCCTTGATTTCGCTCTCTGTCTTACCCCTGTTGGCTTTTACATTTCTTCCACGACCTCGGTCTATACAACCTACAGTCTGAGTCTTCACATATCCGAGGCCACCGACTTTGCTCTTGCCCGTCTTGACCGCACGGATGCAGTCCATGACGAAGGTGTTGAGCTTGTTGATGTCCTCTTTCACGTTAATGACCGGAAGAACCTGAGTAGCCCAGGAATAATCGCAGTACCCCTTGTAGAGATACCTGTTTACGGCATTGATGGCTTTCGTCATCGTGGTGTCACGCTTCTTTATCGTCCTCTTCTCAATCTCCTTCTGGAAGGTCTTGATGCGAGTAGACGACAGGGAAATATTGTGACCCTTGATGGAATATCCGAGGAACTTGAACCAATGATTAGCGTCAAGATACTCAACCTTTTTAGGATTAAGAGTCATTTGCATCATCTCCAGTTCGCTCTTCATGATATCCATGGCTTTCTCATAGTCTTCACCGACAAACAGCGTATCGTCGGAATAGCGGACGTAATATCCGTTAAGCTTAGACAGCTTGTCGTCAAGATGATAGAGAATGACGTCAGCCAACCATGCCGCAACAGAGCATCCCTGCTTGAGGGACTGATATTTCTCGCAGAGGTTGTTGTCCTCATCGAAATACAGGTCCGTGTGATAGTAGTCACGAATGACATCTATCAGTGTAGACTTTCCGTACTTCTCCTCTACCTTGTCGAATGCCCAGTCGATGAACCGAATAGGTACGCTGTCGAAGTATTTGGAGAAGTCACCTTTCCATCCGATGATTTTCCCGTCTGCCAAGTATATTATCCGAGACACATCTTGCACCACACGACCGCAGCCGATACCTTTCTGATACGACGTACAGCGTGGATGCACCATCTCTGGCATCAGCTCGAACAAGAGGTCGTTCGCTATGCTCAAGAGGATTCTGTCTACAGGCTCATTCACATAGACAGTACGGAAATCTCCGTTGTCTTTCGGAATTTTGGCTGTATGTGGCGGCATTATCTTGTAATTGCCACTCTTAATCCTCTCATACATAATAAGACGAGCCTCTGGTGTCGTGAGCTGATACAGGGTTGCTTTGTTCATGTCCTTGTCAATGCCTTTGCTGATAGCATTCTGCCACCGCTCCGGCACAAAGAACATACTTAGGATTTTGTCTTCATTCATAATTCTTAATGTTTTGGTTTGTAGTGCCGTCTTCAGACGGCTTTTAGGCTGTTAAACCAAGATATTCTGATAGGGTATCTGCCATAAGCTTGGTTACGCAGTCATCATCTATGTCGCTGACGTATTTGCTTACGTCACATCCATAGAGTTCTTCCCCTTCTTCGACTGCTCGCAATGCCTGTCTTGGAATGTCTCCTATAACGAAATCCAAATCAGCCTTTGTCTCGCAATCGTCAATGATACCATCTGGAATGTTGAGAAGCACGTTGTCTTTCTCATCAACGAGATGCCATTCATAGTATCCTGGAATAAATCTTACGTTGTTCATAATTCTTATGTTTTGGTTATTGGTAGGGAGATTGCTCTCCCCGTTTGGCTAGTCGATGTGCTGGAGTACTGTGTTGCCATTTTCTTCAGCTTCTCTCCAGTACTCCTGATCGTCATCAATCTCAAATTGCTCACCGCTGTAGTTATCTTCGCGAGTGAGTTCAATTACTCCGTCGCTATACTCGTACTCGGCTTTGTCTATAGCTTCTTTCTCACTCTCAGCTTCGACACGCACTACGGTATTGAGCATTTCAGTTACTGATACATAATACTTCATAATTTCTATATTTTGGTTAATAGTAAGGAGCGACAATTCGCTCTTTTTTTAGCTTAGCCGATGTGCTGATAAGTCTCGCCGTAGTCTTTCTCGTAATCTGCGTAGAACTGCTGATCATCTTCAACCTCTATTGTTTTGCCGCAGTAATTGTCAGAATCGAGAACGATAACGGAATCGTTGTAGGCCGTTTCCACTTGTTTCAGTGCGTCAGCCTCACTCTCAGCATCCACGCTGACTACCTTGTTTAAAGTCTCTGTGACTGATACATAATATCTCTTCATGATTATTCGGATTTAGTTTCTTTGTAATAACACTCAACCTTGTACCCGTTCTTGACGAGATACGGAAGAAGCTGTCTCGCTGATTTGTACCAGAGATTCAGCTCAATCTTGACAACATCGTCGTCTATCAACTTCTTGCGATTACTGATAATTTTACTGACGTGTTTCTTGTCGGCAAAGAAATCATACAACGAGTACATCTCCTTTCCGCCGTCTGTATATTCATATACAAATACAGCAAGAGCATTTCCGGAGTAAATGTTTACGTTGAACTTCTTTCCTTTCTGTCTGATGGTGAGTTTGCCCATCTTGTCTTTCCAATTCCATTGTAATGCCATATTCTTAATAATTTATTGGTTAATAATGTCAGGGAACTTTCGTTCCCCGTTTTTAGGCTAATTTCTAAGATGGTGTTTCCATCTTAACGCTTTTGTAAGAGAATTGACAACCTTGAAGGGCAGTTTGTAGAAATACTGTCCCATGTTGTGAAGTTGTATCGCATACAACTTGTCAATTCTCTGAAAATCACGCTTGCCACTATTATCTATAGTGTAGCAGAAATACTTATTGTCCTTCATAATTTCTATAATTTGGTTTTTGTGAGGGAGATATGCCTCCCTCGATTTAGGCTGCGCTATAAATATAGCCCTCGCACTTTGTGCCGTCTTCGTAGTAGTAATCTTCTCGTGCCGACAGCTCTTCTCGTACCGATTCGTCGCTTGCCTGATACTCATACTCCTTGTAAAGAGTATTGAAAAGACCATCATAGCATTTCTCCATAACATCACGGAATGTGAGGCTGCGGTATTCTGGGCGTGCCCAGTTGTGGTAATAGTCAAACAGCGGCTCAAGAACATCGATGTCGTAGAATACGCCGGTCAACGGACAGCCGTCAAAACTCTCCATCAAAACCTTGCTGCGACGCGACTTGTAAGTGCATTTGCCGTTTTTGTCGTACTCGCCGCAGGTTGAGTAGTACTTTCCACGTATCAGGTACGGCATGATTTCGTTGCTGATGTAACGGAACAATAGTTTTCCGCTTAGGTCTTCAAGGTCGAACTCCTCAAATGCCAGCTTGTCACTGCAAACTCTACCGAAGTTGTAGCCACAATAGCCGACGTCGTAACCTGTTACGCGAGAGTCGGTTATACGCTCAAATTCTTTAAGCGTATCATCGAACTCCATTCTGCTAAACTCCATAGCATTATCCATAACATTCCAACGTTCACGCTCGATAATCTTGTCTTGCGCCTCCTTCGGCAATTCGTCAAAGGAGTACACCTTAATCGTTAGCTCTTTCATATTCAATTCTTTTTAGGGTTAATAGAAATCCCAACCCGTTGGAGTCAGGATTGGTTTGGCTACGGCAGCTGGCTAGCCTTTGCCGCATTCTCGTTGTTGGTAGTCGTTGAGACTCCCTTCCACATCGTTCCAAAATGATCTACGCAAAGAATCCACAAGTCAAGCTTGTCTGAGTAAGAGAAGATAAGATCAGGGAAATTCTTCTGCATCCATTCCTTATCCTCTTCGCTCATGTTAGTGAGGAACCACTGGAATATCTCGATTCCGTCCCTGCCGTCTTCGTCTTCATTTGTCCACTCTGGATACTCGATGTTTTCAATCACTGATTCGTCATTCTCCACAATCTCGTTACAGAGGATGAACGCACTTTTTAGCCAGTGTACGGCTGTGTAGTAATCCGTTATCATAATTCTAATGTTCAGTTAATAATCGTACTCCCCAAACGAATGGGGAGATTTTAGGCTAAAAAATGTAGATGGCAGAAGTTCTACCTGTCACGGCATATAACTGTCCGCTCTCGCCTTTCAAGAGCATTCCGTTACAACCGTAGATTCCTGCTGCATACCCGATCTGAGTATAACTCTCAGGAATTTCACTTCTTTCGCCTGCGTAGGTTACATCCTTTGCCGCACCGCTTGCTACAAGCGATTTCAGCTGCTTACATGAATATCGTTCCATAATTCTACTAATTAAAATGGTTAAACATGGTTTCTGTGCAGATAGACCGCACAGAATGTTTGGCTAAAATCTGTGAGGACGACGAGAAAACTCAATGTTCTGTGCCTTCCTGTCCGCCTTTGCTGTGCGCCGTAAATACTCGCCCCTGTCGAGCCTCTTTCTTGCGCACTCCTCACCTATAACCGCCTTGTGGCTCGCTACGAGCCTGGCAAGAAACTTTCTGTCTCCGTCTGTCATAATTCTGAATTTTATTGGTTAATAATAGAAGTGTAGCCCTATAGGAGGACTACATTTGATTAGGCTATCTTTCTCCAACCTCCCTGAAACGGATGACCTCCGGCATCAACGCACGCCTCAATTTCCTCAACAGATAGGTAGTCAATGCGTATATACGCAGGATAACAATCAGGGTCCTCCATTGTTGGGTCTGTGTAGCAGTGCATTTCATCATCGTCGTCAGCCTCGTAATCGTACAATCCGTACAACTCATTCTTTTGGCAATACACGAGATAACGCTCCATTGCTTGCTCCAAGTCGTAAGCGTAGATATCAATGATAGGCTCTACGTAACAGAACCGGTACAAATGCGTACCATCTTCCTTTGTATTAAATGTGTTCATAATTTATTCTGTTTTGGTTAATAGAAGGCAGCACATTATCGTACTGCCCAGTTCTGGCTCAGAGATTGTACAACGGGCTTTCCGAAGCGTACAGAATCGTAGGACCGGTGAGGATGGAGAACGCACAAGGGTCGAAACTCTCGATTTTCTTCATGCTCTCGATATACTTCTGTATCTCTGCTCGTATGGATGACAGATTAAATCTGCCGTCAACTGGCAAGATAGAATCCGTGCCAGTCATTTCAACAACGCTAACCTCGTCTGTAAATCTCATGTTCACAAGGTCAAACTTGTTAATTTTGTGATAAAATTGTACCCATTTACTCATAATTCTAACATTTTTGGTTTGTAGGAGAGCGCGACAATCGCCACGCTCAATTTTAGCTCATACACAAAATGGCTATCTCGTTGAAACTCTTTGAGATAGACTCACGGCTACGATAATCCCTGTAGCCCTTTGCGTTGTTGCTGTACCACTGACGTGCTGCAATCTTGATTTTTTCCATCTCGTGCATAAGGGCACGCTCAAAATTCTTCTGTGATTTCCTGTCTTGCATAATTCTAAATTAAATTGGTTTTACATAGTATGCCCAGGAAAATGCCTGAGCACATTTTTGGCTAATCGACCTCGTAGAATAAGATAACATAGCGCTCGTCAATGTCTTCAACATGATCGGGCTTGCAAAGGTCACGGAAAGGAAAATCACTGTTCTTTTCCTCAACAACGCTAATCCAACATCCAGGATGGAGCATATAGCTCTCTCTTGTTCCGTAAAATTCCTTCGTGTCTGTTTCATCCAAGTGCATATAAATATTCCACTTAGTATTATCCAACCCTGTAGCGTTAATCTTGTCGATTAAATTAAATGTCTTAATGTTCATATTTCTAATATTTTGGTTATTATCGTACTGCCCACGGAACAGGCAGCATTTAGGCTATAGGATTTCAAAAGCAGAAATCCACGTAAACAATACGTGTTCCGCTGAACTCTCTCCAGTGACACACGTCATCATATTTGTAACCCTCGTATTTGCGGCTACTTCTGTTGTATTCGTCACGCACCCACACGGGAGCGCTCTCTGAATTCGCCAAGCGGAAAAACTCTCCTCGCTTGACGTTCTTTAATTCTGTCTTTCTCATAATTCTGTAACTTGGTCAATTATCGTACTGCCTGAATTTCTCCAAGCAGAATTTAGCCGAATGTTTCCAAGCAGAATTTTCGTACTTGCCAACTCTCTCACATATCAGGGAACATGAGATTTTCCAAGCGGAGTGTAGCACGCCAAAGCTCGCGGAAATACCACTTGCCAATTATCGTACTGCTCCAGAACTTACCAAGCAGAACACCCCAAATAATTCCAAGCAGAATTACAGGAATATTCGTACTTGCCAAACACAACAGCGCAGGAAGCGCCTGAAAAAATCCAAGCACAATTATCGTACTTGAATAAATAATCTGTCTTGCTGTCATAATTCTAAAATTTGTTAGTGATTGTTCCGTAGCACACGCACGACAATTATCGTACTGGCTACGGATTTTTAGGCTCAAGCCACACAGAATAATGTAAGCACACCATTCTTCAGCGACCCGAATTCAACATGACTCAAAATCTCCTGAGCATCCGCAATGACACTCTCGACCTCTCGCATGGAGAGGCACTTTATTCTCATTGTACTCATAATTCTAAAATTTTATGGTTATTGTTCCCTACAAATGTAGGGAGATTTTAGGCTACAGAATTTCACTCAGTGGAAAATGCTTCTCCAGAACAACACCCAGTATTAAAGTTAGAACGCTGCAAGCTGGAAGGATAAACCACATGTACTCATCGCAAAATTCCTTGATTCTCTGTTTCATAATTCTAATTTATTGGTTCGTAATAGGAGCCACGCACGGATCTCTCCATGCGCAGCCATTGCCAGGATGATACGCTTTCATTGCGCACGCTTGTCACCCACGACACCGTATTGTGCCGCTTCGTCACCCTCTGAGGACTTGTCGGCATCTCGAAAGACACCAGCGGATAACCCCTCAGCGTTCTCCGCACGTTTTCATGGGAATAATTCCCACACGTCCGCTACTTGTGTAGCGATATAGCTATACGTACAACTACTTACGTATCGTAGACCTTTTGGATATACCTCACGTGAGATAAACGATAACTACTCACGATTACAGATTTGTACCACCCGCGCCCTGTAATGAATGTGCGCAGCACTTTAGGAACTCGTCCACGTGTGCCAGACGATAGAATATGAATTATGATTTTGTTTGTTTACGCCGCCTTCTGCCGCCCTGAGACTTCGTTCTTGCTTCCGCTCGCTCCTGCTCTCCGTCGGTTGTCGTGACCGAACCCCATCAAAGGGAGGAGAGTGGTTAGCTCGCTTGGGTCGTTGCGATAACGCCCTGTGCCGACCGCCCTGTCTCAGCGTTGTTTTAGACTGACGGGGTTTCTCGCCCGCCGCTCTCGCTGTGATGTAGCCCGCTCGCTACTTCAGGAGAACGTTTCCGTCTTGGATTTTTGGCAATTAGTCCCCTGAGGGAGAAAAATTCTTCTCTCTCTGAGTAAGCCCACACACCACGACAAGGTTTACCAAAAAGTGCGGGAAAAATAAGGGCATGACAGCCCGCGCCAAATCTCTGGACTTGGTGTATAATATCCCACGGTGGCTTATTGTGTCCACCGTGGGGAAAGATAGTGGGTGTAAAGATAGAGCTTTCGCCCTATCTTGTTACTTCTCGCCTCTTAACGCTGCAAGTTGTGCCTGCAATTCTGCGATACGTTCGTTTAAGTCTTCTTCACTTGCTTTCTGTTTGCGTGCGACCTTTGAACCGCTTGCAAAGGAAGTATGCAAAGAAGCAAGTTTTGAGCCCAAACGCTGCACTGAGTCTATAATGGTTGTCTGTTCGTCTTTGCCGTTGTCGTTGAACCACTGGAAGAATCGGGGTAAGTTGTGCGTGTGGCTAAACTCGCTAACCGCTGCACGTACACACTCCGTTTGCAAATTGCTATAGTTTACGTCTCCCAACACGTAAGCGGTTGCCAACTTGTTGTACTTGCTGCGTGCTGCTTCCAATTCCTTACGTGCTGCTACAACTTCGTTGTTTGTGCACTCTGAAAGCAACGTCTTTCTGTAGTCGTTCAACACCTCAAGACTGGATACAATTGTAGCGTTTTCTTTACACTCTGAAACGTAAGAAGATACGTTTGACTTGTTGTTTGTTGTCATGTTGTTTTTCCGTTCTATTAACAAACCGCACGGAATACACGGGAAAAATTGAAAAATAGCGAGATAACAAGGTTAATTTTCTATTGAAAGCCCCTTTTCTCTCTTTCAGTATTGCAAAGGTACGACTTTTTTTTGATATTACCAAAGAAAAAGTGTTAAATCTAACATGAATAAAAGCCTATAACTATCTATAATACAGCACTTTATAACTTTAACCTTTAACGCGAAAGTAAAATATCTTTACTTTTTGGTTGCGTATATGTAACTATATACAAGCAAGAGTGTTAAAGTGTTAATAAGCAACCAGTTGGAAATTTTGTAATAATTTCTTACGTCAAGTCCTTTGTAATATGTTTTCGTGTTCCACGGCGTATATTTATACAAAAGACAATGAATGATTATGCAGGTGTAAGTGATTGAGTATTAGGTAGTTACAAGAGCAATGTTGTGATTTAACAGAAGTTAACATTCGTGGAACAAAATACGAAAATTTGGTTTGGTTTATATAGAGTAAACCAAATGTATATGTAATTATATTTTACCAAAGCACCCCCACCCCCCCCTATGGGAGCGCAGCCCTGGAACGTAGTCACCTCACGCAAAAAATTTTTTCTTTTTTTTAACTCAATCTGTCAAGAATGTTTACTTTTCTTCTGTATTGCATATTTATTCAAACACCTTTGTTTGTGACTTGTCAGGATAATTTACTTTATGGACTTACCCCTGTTATTGGAAGTACGAAATGTATATTTATCCTCCACCTTTTGAACGTTAATAATGTATAAATATACCGCATAAACAATGTATTTAAGCATAATTATGTAGTTATTTCTTATTTTTGCATTATTCCTATTATTATATAGGGCATATAGGTGAGGGCCACTTGTGGTGCGTAATCCACCGAACTCCCTTTGTTTACAGGGGTTCTTTCATGTTAAAATAACGCAGAAACTAAAAAATTATTATACACAGATGGAAAATGGTTTAGCTATAGACACTTTACACACGCAGCTGTTGGACCTGACGAGGCAAAGCGAGTTTGGTTTTGACGCATTGCGTTCTACCTCTTGGGGCAGGGTAAATTCGGACACTTACAATATCCTGAAGTCTCAGTTCGTGAGGTCTATGCGTCAGCTTGCCAAGAAGGCTCCTGTAAAGTATTACAAGGGTAGCTATTACATCTTCAACGGCAAGATATACGAGTCCGTCCCAAGGATTGTCTTGGAGCAGACCTACCAGCTGTTGCTTCTTGACCTCGCTATAAGTCCGATGATTGGCGTCAGCACTGTGATGAACAAATCTTTCATTGACGTCATAGAGTGCTACAACATTCTTCATCCGTCCTTTGACATCGTGGCTTTCAGCAATGGTGTTGTGGATTTCGGTAGAGGCTTGCAGAATCCTGCCGTTATGCCGTTTTCTCCTAACTATCATGTGACGTACTATCATCCTTACGACTTCAATCCGAAGGCCAAGTGTGACAGGTGGATGAACTTTATCCATGAGGTGCTCCCTGACAGGACATCGAGGATGATACTACAGATGTTCCTTGGTTTAGGCTTGATACAGCGCGGAACTGCCTATAACCCGTATGAGGGAAAGGAATCGTCGAAGATAGAGCTTTGTCTGCTTCTTATCGGCACGGGAGCTAACGGAAAGAGCGTTATCTTCGATGTGGCTTGCAACCTCTTTGGCAAGGACAGGATAAGCAAGATGGATTATGCCGACCTTACCGCAGAGGGCGATGAAGGAATGAGGGGCAGATATCCGATAAGGAACGCCATCTTCAACTGGTCTTCGGACTCTGATCCGCGGAAGTTCGGAAGGAAGAACACCGGTATGTTCAAAAGGCTTGTCAGCGGAGAGCCTGTCCCCATGCGAGAGCTTGGCAGGAATGTTCTTGAGGCCAACAATATCCCGTACCTCATCTTTAACCTCAATGAGCTTCCGTTCCCAGAGGACGCGTCGCTTGGCTTTATCAGACGTTTACAGTATGTCAGCTTTGATGTTACCGTACCCAAGGAGCGCCAGGACCCGGAGCTTTCGAGTAAGATTATAAGGAGGGAGCTTAGTGGAGTGTTTAACTGGGTCATGCGTGGTGCGCAGGAGTTGAGGAAGCGTAAGTATCGTTTCCCTGCCGCCGAAGGAAGTGCCAAACAACTTCTCCTGTCACTTCTTGGCTCTCAGCCCATATACGCCTGGATACGCGCTTACGGTATAAGGAGTGACGCCCAAGCAAAGGGCGAAGTGTCCAATCTCTTCAATTCCACCATGCTTTATGAGTGTATGCGCAGGTTTTGCGCCATCAACGACGTTGACGAGAAGGACATTCCGTCGATGAACAAGTTTGGCAGGGATATGTGGGCCAAGTATGGTTTCTTCAAGAAGCGAACGAAGGAGGGCAATGCCTATCAGATGTTTGGTGTTACGGAGGCGGACCTGAAGCAGGACATCCTTATCAATGAGGTTTGTAAGGGCGAGGAGGACAACGATGAGCCCGAGAGCTTTATCAAAGGTGACGATTAAACGGTATGGTTATGAAAGACTGGAAAGGAAACGGAAAGAGTACTTATGTGACGATTGGCGCGTCGAACCACTCTGACGGAGAGCGCGAGGAGCATGACTTCTACGCCACAAGCCCAGAGGCTGTAGACGGCCTTGTCGGTGCTGTAGGCGGCATGCTTTGCGGAAAGGTATGGGAATGCGCGTGCGGAACGGGCAGTCTGTCTGGGCGGCTTATCGAGCTTGGGTATGATGTGGTGTCCACCGACCTTGTGGACAGAGGCTACGGAGGTGTCATTGACTTTCTTGAGGCTGACGATTTGCCTGACGGGTGCGGAAGCATTGTCACCAATCCACCATACAAGTATGCCTCTGAGTTTGTGAGGCACTCACTGGAGCTTCTTCCGAAAGGAGGTGTTTGCGCCATGTTCCTGAAGACTACGTTTCTTGAGGGCCAGAGGCGCTACGATGAGATTTTCAAGATTACCCCCCCCCAGAGTACATGCTACAATTCTCCAAGAGAGTTAAGTGCGCCAAGAACGCGGATTTCAGTTCCTACCCTTCCTCTGCCATCGCCTACGCATGGTACGTATGGAGAAAAGGGTTTACGGGCAACACTGTCGTAAAATGGATTTAGGGCCTGTAAATATCGCTGTTGTTTGGCTTTCAGGCTTATCAAACCGCGAAAGTCTGTGGTTTTCGTTGTTTTGAAAGCCTTTCAAGTTTTAAAACGTATGTTTTTGGATGGTGAAAGCACGAAAGTGCGCATTCAGTTCAAACTATAAAATTTACTTATATGATAGACAAAGAATATATCAAGGGAATCATCTCCGGTATCAACGAGAAGAAGGATGAATGTAATATGATTCCGTCTCACGCGTCCATACAGGAGATTTTTGCAGAAGTCCGTAAAGATACTTTGGATTGTTTGAGGAATCTGTGTAACGACAGGGACATATCATACAACAAGACGTTGAACAGTGTTTCATTTAAATGTTTGTAGCTTATGAGCAAAGAAATTATATATTGCATACCAGATGCCGTCTTGGATGGTGAAAGAATCCGTGGCTATATTCGTAATGTTGTGTGCAAAGCGTTGGGGTCTGGTATCAAGATGTCGTCTTGCCGATACAAGAATCACAGCATAACGCTTGACGTGAGCTTCGAACAGGAAGGTGGTTTGGACAAGATGATGCTTGAAGTTATCTACGGCGACAGAATTAGGAAAACCATTGAACGTCTTAATTATGAATGGCTGAAGAAGATGTGGAAGGCTTCCGATGGCGATTTTCAAGTATTCTGGTTTGAACAGATACGCAAAAAGTTTGAGGAGTACGAGGACCAAAATGGATATATCTGGGGCAAGATATGAGAAGACGTCATAATCCTAATAAAGTTCCTCCACTTAAGCCCAACCCCGAGCATTGGACCAGGAAGGTTCATTCCTGGAAGGCGAAGGTTGCATACGAGACGGAGGATGATGCTTGGGAGTTTCTGAACCAGAATCCGAAGTTGAAGGTACTTGGGTGGCATCCTTACTTATGCAAGGTTTGTTCAAAGTGGCATATCGGTAGGTTACACAAACTATGAGCTTATGAAAGGTAGATACTCTTGGAAATATAAAAAAAGAATCAGGTCTATGTGTGACATGATTGAGGAAGGTCTTTTATTCTTTCTTATTGACGAGGTTATATCGGTAGATTCCGGATGCTTTCTTCATGAATTTAAGAATATATGGTGGAAGACATTGGATGATACTCCAACGCCGTTTTTGGTAGAGATAAAGGATCAGGATGCGATACTGAGGCCATTCAATACTCAGATAAGTAAATCGGAAGGATTTCGGGATGATGGAGCTATCGTTATTCCTGCAAGAGATTTCCTTTTTAAAACTAACTTAGCTTGTGGTAATATTTTAAAACATAAATAGCTTAGATATGGAGATTAGAGTTAATGTTTTAGGAAAGGTCGCTTTCAAAGCAACTGGAAGTAAGTCGGATGTTGAAAAAGCCGAACTATATCCATTCGGAGAGGGTATTTACGCAGTAATGGATGGAGACAATTTTGTGTGTCTAAGAGTTGTGTCCGACAAAAGACACAGCGATGAAAAAGGAGATTATTATGCGCGCGTAGAAGATAGCTGGGGACATCCAAAAGTCGTCAGCTGCGTTGATATTATAGAGCACGAAGAAAGGCTGAAAGATTATATCGACAAGTGTTTCGATCGTCTTGGTGCTATTGTTGAAAAAGCCAACGATGGTATCAGTAGTGTAAGTGATGAACTTAATGGCTTTATAAGTAATTCTCAGGATGATTTTTGCTCTATTGAGAAATCTCTTGAAAGAATAGAGAAAGATGGTGTTGGTAGTGGAAATGGTATCAGCGAAAAGACATTATTGTCTGCTATCGAGATTGTATCAAAACAGAAATAGTTGAGAATATGAAGAAGTTTAAAAAGTCGATAGAGATTAGCACTGAGAATATCTCAGACGTTCTTCAAGTGCCTATTGTTACTAGTGTATACAAGACCAAGTTATTTAAAAATCCTTTTATAGAAGGTCGTAGTAATCCTTATGATGCTTTAGTAGTGATGAAAGTTCATATTGAAGGTGTTGAAAGCGATTTATATCTTAATCAAGGAGACGTTCTCGCTCTTGATATTTGTGATACTTGGTATGCCTTTTCAAAAGCAGGGTGGGAGAAACATAAAAACGATGAGGTATGAAGAAGAAGGGATATTACGAATACAACAGCGGGATTTACCCAAGGAGGTTGTGGGTAATGTACGACACAAGTGAGGACGAGATTGACAAATGCTTTACCAACATTGAAGGCAAACCTCTTGTTCACAATGATGAGCCTATGAATGAAGGTAATTACGGAGGCATGGTGTACGATGAATGTATGAGTAAAACAGGAAATTACTTCGGCAATCTTGTAGTCTTCCCAAAGAAGAAAGACATGACTATGAAAAATATCAGTCATGAGGCATTTCATGTTCTGTCGTCAATGAATGACGCCTGTGACCTTGAGAGGTTCAGGGGGGCCTACAATGAACACCAGGCATACCTTATGGGTTGGATATGTGATTGCATCAACAAGGCCCGTTTGGGCATTGGAGATTTCGTTGAAATTAAAGATAAGGAGGAATAGATTATGATTAAGAAAGAAGATATTAAGGTTGGGCTGCGATTTTTCATCACACGAAATGATTGTTTAAAATGCAATTTTGACCCGATAGGTATTCAGGACGGCAGCACCCCTATTCTGTTCAATGCCGAGAGGAAGGATCCTGATGTTTATATATGTACATCTGTTAGCACAGATTACAAGTATTTCGCTCGTTTTCGTGAGGAAGATATTATGATGTTTGGTATAAAGTTCGATATAGTCGCACCAGTTGCCGATAATCATAAAATAGATATAAATTCCGACATTGAAATGCATGGAAATATTCTCAATAACTTGCATGATACATACATCAAGAAAAATCGTGATTATAGGAATGCTTTTTCCGAAATGTATGATGAGCTTGGTATCAACTACGGCTATGGAAAGATACGAGAGAAGGTGAATCGTATCAAGACGTTGAAGGACAATGAGGCGCAAGTTGCTAATGAGCCATTGGAAGATGCTCTTCTTGACTGCGCTAACTATTGTATCCTTACATTGATGGAATATCAAAAACATAAGGAACATGGCACAGACTGATTACACTTGCAAGGATTGCTTCTTCTTTGACAACGGTGGGGAGTGTAAAGAAGAATGCTTCGGGAGAGACGTTTCGGGAGATGATGATGCTTGCACAGGTTTCGAGTATAAGGAAATAAAAGTTGAACTTTAAAATATTTTTATCATGGCATTACCATTTGGAAAGACTATCAAGACAAGACACTTCACCGTACTGAAGTTCAGTAAGAGCTTGTCGAAGAAAGAAGTTGCTTCACTCAGAAAGGATATCCCTGCTGAGATCAAGAAGCATTTACAGAGAGGCTCACTGCCTTTCATCAAGATTGCAGACATTGCCGGCACATGGGGAATTGAATACTCTATCGGCACATCCATGTACGCCGCACTCGATGAATGTGTTCCTGTGGCTGTAGGAGACCATTACGAGTTCTCCAAGGATGGTGGAAACATCATCGAGGCATTTGCCCAGCTTATGTATGCGGATACATCGTTTCCTGGCGATGCAGAATATACGGCAGGCAAGTTGAAGCTCCGTGACGAATACATTGCTCGTGAGGCAGCAAGAAGAAACGCTGCTGCCGACAAGGGTAAGAGTGACGAACAACTCAGCAAGGAAAGTGATGAGGCCGTCCAGGAGGTCATTGATCGCGACAAGCACGCTGACACTTTCCTTGATATGGCAGAACAGATTAAGAAGGAAGGAGGCAAGGATGAGTGATAAATTGATTGAGATAGTCGAGGACCACAATTCCCTGGTACAGGCACTCCAATTCATTTTGGAGGCCGCAGAGACGAAGAAACTGCCTCCTTACGGCCTTCTTCCTACATTTAACGACTCTTTTCTTGATGATCGGCTTAGGATAGCCCTTGAGCTTATCACAGGAGAGAAATATTCGTGATATATCGTATATTTTCTTCTACTTCATTTATATAAAAGTAAGGGGTGGCATCTGAGAAGATATCACCCCTTTTTAACCAAAAAAATTTTAGAATTATGATTCACAGATAAGAATCCGAGAACATAATCTGTTTGCAAAGGTACTTGGTTTTGTTGAATTTATGGTATATCAAAGTTGCTTTAACACGAATTTAACTATTTACCACCATTACAGAGTCCGTTCTTAAACAACAAGCAGTCATTCTTGCCGGTTGGATAATTTATTGGGAGGTAAAAATGGCAAGTCGTATCTTCCGTCTGAAGCTCATCCTGCTTAATCTTAGCAAAGTCCCCAATCATCTTTGTGTAGTCAGCCCATTCTTTGGAAGATGTATTCTTAATTTTTGAGCGGGCGATAACAAGGTCTTTGAGAATCTGTTCCTTTGATGTAGCCTTTGCGAGCTGTTCCGGGGTTAAATCTTCGCTATGCTCGTTTTCAATCTTCTTGCCCTGCACCTCTGCGATTCTTGTCTGAACAGACTCCAGAGATTCAAGTTTATTCATTTCTCGCTCTAATGTATCTTTGGGCCAGTTGAATCCTTCCCCTTGAAAGGCAATAGCCCAACTGTCACGGATAGACATGCCGGAGCCACGTAGGCTTGCGTAGATGTAATAGCGAGGGTCTTTCATCTTGAGAGCCTTTACCTTTTTGTAAATATCGACGGATAACGTGTATCCTTTTGTTTCTTCAATCATAATCTTATTTCTTTTTATCCTTGAATGCAAATACGGTGTAACAACAACACGAAACGTGGAATGGAGGATATGGGTCTTTGAAAGAATGGATGCCAGCATCGGCTTCATTTTGGCAAATGTCGCACGGATAACTGCTTCCTCTCTTGACATAGAACCCGATAGCCTTGTTTTCCTGCCCATACTCCTGCTCTGCCTGTCCCCACGCCAAAGCAATCACCTGAGAAGCGTTTCTTACGATGTTCTGATAGGCATTTCTGTAATAGCCTTTTCCGTAAGAAGGAACATCGATGTTAATGTCCTTTCTCTTCGCCTTGGTGATGACTGATGTGTGATATGGGTCTTTATAGCCTGTGCGGATGGAAGACAGAAGCTGCTGGTCTGAATATCCCATAAGAGTACCCGCCTTGATCATTCTCACGATGTCTTCCGCAAAGTTTCCGAGATAGACAGCGTTTCTTTCGGATGTCGTCTTTCCGTAGATGTCGCTGACGAGAAACGATTCTATATTCTCGCTGTCAATCCCGAGAATCTTGCATGAAGCCTTGGAGTAGGCAGAGATGTAGCTGTTGATGCTCTCCTCTGCCTCAGCAGTAATATTCTTGGCATAAGAGAGCAGGGCTGACTCGTTTGTGAGCCTGCCCGCACCTCTGTATCGCTTACTTGCGGAAATTACCTCCTGTGTCGATTTCCAGAGAATATCTGATATGTGGCTCTCGCAGTTTCGGATTGCCTGCAAGCGTTTTCTGCTGTAATCGACAGAACGTTTTAATTCATCCATAGGCTATTAATTCTTCTTGTTGAATTCGTCCCAATGTGACTCCCCTAACCTGTTGCCGTTTGAATCGGTGTTAAATTTATTGGGGCGTCCACGCTTTCTTCCGTTACCGGTATTGACTGAGGCTGAGTATCCGTTAATCCGAGCAGTAGCTTCCTGCTCCTCGATTGCATTCTCTGTTTCGTTATCCGCACGTTGCATATCCATAAGGAGGTCCTGCTGGTCTTCCTCTTTCTTCTCACGCATGATACGGTCGTATTCGTCGTTGACAGGGAAGTCTGGGCAACGCTCAGATGCGGTCTGCTTAGATAGGAAGCCGTTTTGAACAGCCGTTGCCAAGTTTGTGATAATCTCAGATTTGTTCTGATGAACATAAATTTCAACCCAGGCATGAATAGGAAGCCCTGTCATGGTAGCCATACAATCCTCTTCCATTCCTATTCCGTATTTACAGATACGTACAAGTTGATCCAGGAACGGATGCATCTTCTTAGCATCGTTCTCTGCGACCTCGATGGCAGGAGAATAGAGCAGCTTGATAGCAACGCCCGGAAGGTCGCCAGACTTCAGCTCAGGTGGCTTCACGGTGAACGACAACTCGTAGATGAGGTCATACGACTTGTTGAGCTGTGTCGCAAATGCATCGGAAGCGTCTGTTCCGTTAATGAAGTCAGCATCACCATTCGTATCGGTAATCTGAATCATCTTAGCCGATCCGTCTGTATCTCCAACAACGGTAATGTCGTCACCATCGCCCTTCAACTTCATTATAGGGAAGGCGTAAGCCTTGTTGTTCTCGCAGAGATAAGAGAAAGCTTCCTCGTAGTCCTCGATATTCTTCTGTACAGCAGACCAGCATGGACCATCATCGTTTCTTACGTATGCAACAGGAATGAATGGGAATCCATGGTCTTTCTCTTCTACACAGGAGTAGTCGTCAATTCCGAAAATCTTAGCAATCCTCTTGATAGTTTCCTTAACCACTCCTTCGTTAACCTGCTTCTTGAATCTGTAGAACTTTCTGTCATCCCACACTTCTACCCACTCAGTCTTTTCGTTTCCTTCTTCGTCGTAGTCATTGTATTTCCTTGCAAAAACCACAAGCTCGCCTGTAAGAGGGTCTGTCTGAGGGTATAACGTATCTCCCCTATCGAAAGCCAGTGTGCGAGTACCGAATTTCTTGTTCTTATCAAAATACCCAACAACCGCAGCCTCAGCAACCTTCATGTACGAGCTTACGGCTTCATAGTGACGAATCTCCATATCGTGCATGTACCATCCCTTCTTGAACTTGGCAAGGAGATTAATATACTCTTCCTGCTTTTTCATTTCTGGATCACCAGCAAGCTCAAACTGAATATCATTACCGGTCAAGTGAAGAGTGTGTTTTGTATGAACAACCTGCTGGAAAGCAAATGCCGTTCTTTGAATCTCCTGGACATACCATTTCCCGTCTTCCGGGTTCTTTCTCCAGATGTCAGGGTATAGATCCTTGTCGAAGATTTTGTGGGACGTAGGATAGAACTCACGAAGGAAGTCCTTCTGAGTCTTAATCACTCTGTACAATGTATCTTGCGGCATCTGAGGGTCTTCATTATCGGACACCTCGTTCCTGCAATAGCCATCGTGGGTCATGTACCCCTTTGGCGTGAGTTCAAAGAAAGGCTTCTTTACCAGAATCTTTCTGAAATTTGTTACCTTGATAGCATCCATAATCCTTTTACCTTTTTATTTTTCTTTTTTGTTAAACTGAATATCATTACATAGAACCAAGATTCAAAGAAGTCAGGCGAGTGCCCGACATATTTCTTGGCAATCTTCTTAGGTAATAGCTTGAATCCCCTATCATCGCTATTCTCGTCACGTCTGAGCATCTTACGCTCCTTCTGAAGAATCTGTCTGAGAGGAACCTTGTCAAATCCGTTTCCTGAATACTTTCTTTCAAGCAGGGCCGAGTCGATGGAAATCTGCTTCTCCTTTATCATCTTATAGAATAACCAAGCACACTGAGACTTCAAATCCTTATAGAGGTATTTGATTCCTTCTTCTTCCTGATGATTCCTAGCGATAGGTGCTGCCTGGTTGTTGAATGGGACGGCATCCTTGAAGAATCCCTTAAAGTACTGACCGATACCCTGCATATCGTAAGTGAAGTTACATTCCTCGACACCCCACTCTCTCAGCTTGGCCTCAACTACAGAAACGAGCGTCTTAGGGTCCAGCCTCAGCACAACCAAGTCTTTACAATGCCATCCTTCCCAAAGCCACATTACGAAGTTATCTCCGCCGGTGAAAGCAATATCGGCAGAAGCTCTGCGTTTTCCATCTCCTATCTGTTCTGCATTGTCGTAGATTTCATCAAGGTCTTCCATCTTGATCATGTCATCACCGGCGGCCTTCCAGTTCCAGTTGGCTTCAAGGTCTCGCATACGCTGTTCCTCGTCCTGTTGGGCAAGGTTGGCGAGATATGAGACATCGGTAGAGATAAGCTTAATGTTCTCTGATACGTCAGCGCGAACGAATGTTGCCGACTTGATGAACATTTCGAGCTTTGTATAACCAAGTTCCTCATAGCTGTCCTTCCAAAGGCTATCAATAATGCCCTTGCACTGCTCGTACACCTCTTCTCTTGTGTCGCCCCAGTAGATTGAGTCAGGCGTATCGCCGTCCATGAAGCAGTATCGTATAACTCCGTCTCGTTCCGGTATGATGTATCCGTTTTCGTCAACCCACCAGTCAATAAACTTTCGTACCCAAGACTCCGGGTCCGGGTTACAGGTAATCCAGAAGCGGTTTCGGATATGCGCTGCATTTCGGTTGTTGGTCAAGAGGTACTTGAACTTCTTGTATGGGCACTGAGTACCCTCATCGATGCAGACATAGGCATACTGGCGACCCTGGAATCGTGTCTTGAAGTCTTGATAGGCTCCAGCATAGTACGAGAATTTGAGCCATCCTCCGTTATCGAAGTTCCAGGTCATGTCATTTTGTGACTTATTGTAAGTTCCAAATTGGGAGAACAATTTATAAGAGTCTGTCACTAAGGACTGTAAGTCGTCTTTTTCGTTACGAAGAATCGTTGCATGAAAATCCGGATTTTTAATATCCTTCAGAACTTCCATTAGGGAAGAGAACGATTTTGAGCCGCCTCGCGAACCGCCAACTATCTTAATATCAGCGTCTATAGACAGCATGCGTTCCTGACCGCCACGCTGAGCTATAATCTTCAGCTTGTCGGGATGCTTCTTGTCGGCGTCTCTTAATGATTGGATATACTCTTGAGTGTAAATAGGCTCTCCGTTATCCAATTTTAATCCTGAAAATACATCTTTCTGCATAAATATACATTTAATACTGCAAAAATATACAATTTTTCTTTGATAATTGCATATTTATTCATATATTTGCAAAACAAAAGGTATATTTATACGTTTTCGAGGTGGAGGGACCACTTTCGGGATAACATTTTTAATCAAAAAACAACATGACAAGAGAGGAACTCTTAGCATTAGTGAACAAGGAGGTTGATACCACCAAGTTCAAAGAACTTAGCCAAAAGACCATCGATGAGGAACTTGATGATGTTTTGGAAGATTTCGGTGATGACGAGGAAGCAAATTCCAAGTTGGTTACCAAGTTAGCAAACCGTCTGAAGCGTATCAACGGCAACTTGCACAAGAATATCTCTGACGAGGTAAAGAAGAGCAAGGAGGAAGCTGAACGCAAGAAGAAGGAAGAGGAAGAGGAGCGTAAGCGCAAGGAGGCTAAAAAGGGTGACGATCCTGACGACAAATACTCCAAGCTGCTTGAAAAACTCGAAGCTCTCGAAAAGGCTAACGCAGAAAGAGACAAGAAGGCTGCAAGGAAGGCAACCATCGAGTCTGTAAAGGCAGGTTTGAAGGATAAGTTCGACAAGGCAAACCTTGAAATGAACGACTTTTTCCTCGATACTGCACTCTCTAAGCTGGAGATATCTGATGATGCAGATGTTGCAGAACTGGTATCAACGGCAGAAAATATCTATACTGCCGACTATAAGCGTGCCAACGGTGGAAATGCTGTACCACGAAAGGGTTCTAGTGCTCCTTCTGGTGAGGAAAAGAAACTCGACGAGCATGAATGGGACGACATTAAGGATATTTGCAAGGACAGAGCTACAAAGGCGACTGTCAAGAAATAATTCAGGATAACATTTTAATTAAGGTAAAAAGATTATGCAGTACAGCAATTATTACGACCAGATGAACGCACAGGGTGCGGTATTCAATGGAACGGTGCTCTTGCAGGCATCGGCTGAGATTGGCGGTCAGAAGCATGTGTACTTCAATCTTAAAGGTGCTGTCAAGGAGGCTTTCAGATACCCTCCTATCGGTGGTATTATCACCAATCCGTTCCCTGGACCTGCTAAGATTTATGCAGGTGATTTCGTTGAGCATAGCCTCGGCTTTGCAGACAACAAGGGTGGCACTATTAAGATTCTGAAGTCTTACGCAGTTGCTAAGGCAACAAGTGCCGCTACAGACACAGACATCTACATCGTTCGTGACGGCTACCATCACATCCCATTTATTGGCGATAAAATCATGGTAGGCCAGAAGGATTTTAAGACAAAGGGAACTGGTGTTTCTGTTACAGCAGTTGAGGCTACAACGGATGCTACAGCAGGTGACGTTTGGAAACTTACCTTGTCTGCTGCATTGGGCGCATTGACCGTTGGTCAGGTTCTCGTTGAGGCTGCTGCGGTTGGTTCTACACTTCCTGTAGTAACAAACCCTAACTGTTTTGCTCCTCACGACTACGACATGCCGTTCTATACTCTTCCTGGAAGCGACGAGTACGAGAAACCTCGTATGATGTTTACACCGTGTCTGCTTGGACCAGATGCGGTTTTCATTAAGGACAGGATGAGTCCTCTCCCACCAGCTGTAGAGGCGATGAATATCAGTCGTTACCCAGAGTTGTTCTACACGAACTACTAATTGTTTAACTATTAGATTGTATTTAGGATATGCCAAAGTTTAATATTGAAAATTCGAGGATGGCGAAGTTCTTCTCTAGTAAGGACAACACCAAATACCTCCAGAAGTTTCTTGATGAAAAGGACATCTTTCACGTAAACTACGGCTGGTGGAAGACACAGGGACGTATTGCTGCGGACCTGACACCGACCAACAGAAAGGGTGTTGCGACATTCACTGTCGAGGCAAAGAAGCTTCGTGCCGCTACATTGGCTAACATGCGTGCTCCTTTGGCTGGTTCTTTCCAGAAGGATAAGGGAGGCTTGCAGGTTTACTCTGCAACAATTCCAGACTTTATCACAGACGGAATCTACCAGAATGCAGAGGAACGTGAGTATTTGATGAACCAGTTTGAAGAGTTCGGTAATGACCGTGATGTCGTTATGGAATGGACAGATCAGGTTCAGGAGTTGATGGACTCAGTTGATACCACTATGAACTTCATGACAGCAAAGCTTGCTTCTACAGGTAAGCTTGACTACACTGGTATCGGTCGTGGTATTCAGGCTCCAATCCACAAGACCAATATGCCTGCCGACAACTTCAAGAAGTGTGGTAAGGTTGCTTGGGCTGATGAGACCTGCGATATTCTTGAACAGATGCGAGTTCTTGAAGAGAGTTGGCGTAAGACTTTAAATCGTAAGTCTCAGCCTCTCGTTTGGCAGATGACCGTCAATACCTTCTTCAATGTGTTCTTGAAGAACAAACAGATTAAGGAATTGTGGATCAATTGGTGTAAAGCTCACTATGTTGCTTACGTTGAGGACTATGGCGTAAATCAGGATATGTTCCTGAAGGCATTCGGAGACATCCAGGGCCTTTCTCCTATCGAGCTTGTAGAGGAGGAGGAAACTACACTTCTCTTCGATGGAACGCAGAAGACAGAACAAGCTTGGTCAGACGACATCGTTGTTCTTCGTCCTCGCGGTAGCGCTTTTGAGTTCGAGCACAAGGAGATCAAGGATAAGAAGATGTTCGAGAAGTGGGGTAACAAACTTGTTGACAAGGTGTTCGCAACAACCAACGACGGTCTTGGTTTGCTTGCCAACACAACAATCGCCAACGGTGATTACCTGGAGTGGCATACAGACTTGATGTTTGCTGCTGTTCCAGCTATGCTCGACTTCCCTTACCGTTGGATTATCGACATTACCAAGAAGGGTTAATTCTTTAACGTAATTAGATTGTATGGTTATGGAATCAGAGATGGAAGTTTACACTGCATACGACTACCTTATCAACAGGGTGAAGTTTGAGGTGCCAAAGAAGACCATGTTGGGAATCATGCTTACCCGCAGCATACAGCCGGAGTCGCTGATGTGTGACTGTGATGCTGACGCGCTGAGTTTAGCATACGCCGATACATTGAAGTGGTTTTGTCTTGGCCCAAGCAAGGTGAACAACACCTCTGATTCCGACAATGGTTGGACGCACACTGGAGGAGGATATGAGATTTCGGGCGATGATATCAGTGCAATGAAGGCGGAGGCTAATGCTATCTACCAAAAGCTTGAGCCCGACTCGATGCTCAAGAAAAAATCCACCTTCCGGTTGACATCCCACGGAGTAAAGCGGGCGAATTATTCTCCTTGTGGAGGACTACTCCCCCACATCATCAAATAAGGCGTATGGAAAAGGAAAACATCAGAAACCCAAGATACCCACACACTATCAAGATTGTGAGGAAGGTCGTCGGAAAAGCCGACCCTGATGACCCGTTCGCCGATGATGACGCTCCCGTCGGAGAGGACAAGGAAATCATTCTCTATAACGGTGAAGGCCGCAGTTATACGGACACCACCACTGTAGGCGATAAATATGTAGACCAGAACAAGAGGAAAGCATCGATTCCTGTCAGATATGACGAATGGGGTGCTGGCAGATGTCCTCTTGACGGAGATACCATTTACGCTACTATTGGCAACAATACAGAAGTAGGCATCGTAAAAGACTGCGAACCAGATAATAACAGGACTGTGGTTTACTGGGAATATATAAGAGTTTAGGCTATGGGGAGTTTGGCAGATCAGTTTGCGATTATGGCTAAAAACGTTATCGGAATAAAAACGACGGAAGCCATTTTGGAAAAACTATCGCTTGTTGCTTATGACATGGTGGAGCGATACGCAAGCACCAAGGATTATCATGACGTAACAGGTAACTTGCTAAATTCGTTTGCCGTAGGAGTTTACCATAACGGAAAGATAAACCGCATAGTAGACGCGAGCAGCGTAGGTTTAGAGCCACCGACAAGACAATCTCTTGCAAAAGGAGAACTCTACGATTTGACATACTACTATAGCGGTAAGCCTGCGAGACATCTCACAGAAGACGGAAAAAAACTGACAAGGCCGTATCGCGGAGAGTATGGATCTGGCGGAAAGGACGGTGTCAGTGTGGCACACAGAAGTTTGATACAAAGGCATCCAAGCGGAACATACGCAATCGTAGCTGTTGTAGCGATGGAATACGCCAAGTTTGTACAAAACAAGCGGAACCACGACGTACTTACAGGCTTAAGAGATGAACTCCCTGGAATATTTGAAGGAAAAATAGTAACGATATGATAAGTATTAAGACATTATACTTCGATGTGGGCAACGCCATGAAAGGTGTGTGTGACAGGGTGTTCCCACGCAACCGCCCCAAGGCTGTTGACAAGAAGATAAACAGTTATATCGTTGTCTTCTTCCCATCTTCTATATACAACAACGAGATGAACTCTGACGGTGCGTATAACGACTACTCTACCACCCTACAGATAGAAGTGTACGTAAAGGATAAGGCTTCGGCAGACAATCCCAACGCACTCGATGTATCCCAAGTAGACGATAAAGTAAAATCTGTTATGGACAGATTTCCAATCTCCACCAAAAACATCATCGTGACAAATCCAAGGATAACCATGCAGACAGATGACGGAGACGGCTACTCTGTCACCATCATACAAGGACGATTGAGAACAAAATAAGTATTCAGGTATAACAATTTAAAATATTTTAGATTATGGCTATGACAACTATTGACAAGATGAAGGACATTTTCAATGGTCCTAAGACTTTGCTCTACTCAAAGGCTATCACAGACTTGAGCAAGGCTTCAGTTGACATCACACCAGAGATTGAGCTTCCTGTGGAGGTCGATTCTCTTAAGGCAACCATGGAGGATCCGACCATCAATCACTACAAGGTTATCGGCCTTGCCGGTGACTGGGCAACTACCGCAGAACTCGGTGACTTCAACGTAGAGTTCGTTGTTCCTTCCAAGGCAAAGGACTTGTTGAAAATCATGTTCGGTGAGGATGCAATCACAGAGTTGACCAAGGTTACCTTGAAGGGTACTGGTGACGCGACACTCGATGCTACTACCGGTTTTGCCGGCGTTGCAGTTGAGCCAAAGAAGTTCAAGATCAAGGGTACTATCGTCATCGTTGACGACGAGAAGGAGAACCTTATGATTGTGACAAACATCGCCCTCTATGCAACGTTGCAGTGGGATGACACTGGTTCAAAGCCAGTTGCATTCAAGTTCGCCGGTTCTATCGAGGGTGCAGGCATGCGCAGCATTGCTTGGCTTACTAAGGCTCCAACTCCTGGTATTGGCGGCTAATTAAAGAGAAGTCTATAGGTAATTAGATTCAGGATAACAACCGTTGGGCGGCAGGCTTATGATAACAGCCGTGCCGCCCTTCTTCGTTTAAAAAATCATACAATCATGGCAGAAGAAAAGAAAATAGAGCAGCCTTCGGTTGACTTACAGGAGATGCTTGACAGCGTTATCGGTGACACACCTACGGAGGTAGTGTTCCGTGGCAAGAAACACAGTGTAGGATGGCTCAGAAAGGGAACAATGAGAAGATGCACCCATATCAAGATAAAGGAGAAAAACGAATGGAAGCGCAACGTCAAGATTTGCGTCTGCATCCTCCTCAACAACATCTGGAAGATACGAGCCTTCTACTGGCTTTACTGGCGTTGGCTCTACTACATCAAGGACGTAGATGTGGTAGAGGTGCTGAAAGTTCTCGATGTTTCTAAAAAAAAAATTCCATCGAACGCATTCTCGCTGACTACCATATTAGCGACAGGGATGACGGACGTGATGATGACGATGACGAGGAGCGAAGTAAAAGCTATCCAAGCAGAACAAGCTGGGGAGCAGCCTTCTCGTTAGCAGAGAAGTTTGGCTTTCTCTTCCATCGCAAGTACTTCATCGCAGCCTACGACTACTGGTGGGGCTATTCGTCGGCGCAGATTGACCTCATGGTGGCAGACCAGCCTCTTGTCGTCTATCCAAAGACCAAGAAGGAAAGCGGGCCGAAGAAGCACACGTTAAAGGAGATGGATGACCTCTACGACAGATGGATGGAGAAAAGGAAGAATGAGGGAAGCCTCGTTGGTAAGAATATAAATCTTACTGATTACTTAAACAATGAACTCTAATTTTAAAATATTCAGGATATGGCAGGTGGAAATTTAGGTGACTTGTGGTTTCAGCTTGGTGTGAAGGATAATACATCTAAGGAACTTCAAAAAATCATCGACAAGCTTAAGACAGGAGACGACGCTGCAAACTCACTTCTTCGTGCTCTCCAGGGATTCGGAACTAAGAAGTCCGGGTTCAAGGAGCAGGCAGAAAAAGCCAAAGAGTTTGCCGATGTTCTCAATGAGATAAATAGAAGGATTTCCAAACTCAAAAAAAACGACAAGAGCGACGAAGCTAAAGATTTGCAGATGGCGGTAAAAAACGCCCTCTCCTATCTCGATATGCTACAGAGAATCAACATAGAACGCAGTAAGATTTCGGAGTTGCGTTCACTTAACCCAAATGTTGATACCTCGAAGCTTAAGGAGGCGGAGTTGATGCTTGAGAATGTCAATAATCAGCTTTATAGATTACAGAATAAAGCACAGGGCGGCGGAGGTGGCGGCGTAGACTATGCAAACGTTTTGCAAGACTATGCTAAGGTTCTCCAAATGACGTTCCGTGATGTAAAGCAGATTACCGATCAATTCAAAAAAGAAAACCCTTTATCTGCCTTTTCGGGAGGAGCCGCAAAGGTTGAGGCTGATATATCAAGAGTAACTGAAAAGCTTGCCAAAATGCGAGACCTTATGGCAGATGGTGCGTTAAAGGGTTATAACACCAACATGCTTGGTGGAAGTATCACTGAGCTTGACAAGATTCTTTCCCGATTGCAGTCTGCATCTGGCAACAAATCAATCCTCACTGATGCGGCTCAGATGAAGAATCTTTTATCTGACGTAGCAGTAGAAATGACGAAAGCAACCGCCGCAACACAGGCTTACGGGCGAGAGAAGGGAAAGGCCATCGCTGTAGAGAGGGAGTTTGCCGCAGCAGCTAAGTTGAGTGCAAAAGACAATGAAGCGGAATTAAAGGCTCAATCTGATTATATAAAGAGGTATATGGCTCTCGTTGAGAAGAAGCGTGAGATTGCAGAGAAGGCGGGCATATCTCCGTTCTTCAAGAACGACCAGGGTCTGAAGAATATCAAGGCAGAGATAGATACCATGCTCGCAAGACTCGGCAAGGTCAGGGAGGACATTACTCTGTATCAGCACGCAATCGGAACCGGTACAAAGGAAGGTATTTCCTTCGGTTCGCAGGGTTTGAAGGAAGCTAACGCCGAAGCGGAGAAACTGATGGGTACAATCACTGCCCTCCAGAACGTTTACGATACTCTCCGTGCCAGTCAGGCAAATGTCAAGGACCTGGTAGGTCAGACTCCTCAGAAGCAGAGACAGGATGACGTTCAGAAAAAAATGTCTGAATATTACTCTAATCTCGAAAAGTCCTCTGCGAGACAAGCGGCACAGGCCGCAAGAGATGCTGCCAAAGCAAAGCGCGAAGACATTTCAGTAGAGAAGCAGCGCCAGAACGAGTTAAAGAACACGGAGCGCAGATATGATTCTCTCGGAAATAAAGTTCGTCAACTCCGTTCTGAATACAGCAGGGGAATCTCTATCGGTGCAGATGTAAGTAAGGCGGAAACCGAGATTAAAAGGCTCCTTTCTTTAATGAGGGCCATTAGATCTATCAGGGACAGGCTGAATTCTGAGAATTGGAGAGATTATGTTGGCGCGCTTGGCGGTATTGGTAGTGGCCATGACACAACATTGGCATCAAGGGTTCTTCAGGACCAAAGGGCAGTAAACCGTGAGGTTCAGAGAGGTGTTGAACTTGAACAGAAACGTCAGCAGGAGATTGCTCAGTCTGCCGCAAAGGCACGAAACGATCTTGCAGCAGCATTCGCCGGAGCAAACGCTGAAGCGAAGAAGATGCAATCCATAGTCGGAGACATCAAATCTCTCTTCTTGCAAGGAGGTATTGTCTTTGGCGCGCAGCAATTCTTTAATTCAATCGTACAGACTGGCGGTGAGATTGTTCAGCAGCATGTAGCGTTGCGCTCTATCCTTGGAGATGTGCAGAAGGCCGACGAATTATTCGCTCAGACTCAGCAACTTGCGTTGCAGTCTCCATTCAAGTTTGGAGAGCTGAACCGAGATGTCAAGCAACTGGCTGCATTCGGAGTAGAGGCAAACGACTTGTACGATACAACTAAGCGACTTGCGGATATAGCATCTGGTCTTGGTGTAGACTTCGGACGATTGGGTCTTGCATTCGGCCAGGTAAAGGCTCGTTCTTGGCTCGATGGTAAGGAGTTGCGCCAGTTTGCTTACGCAGGACTTCCACTCTTGCAGAAGATAACGGAATTATATAATTCTGAAGGAAAGAACGGACGCAAGAATTATACCCAGGCAGATGTCAAGAAGATGATTTCCGGGAGACAGGTAAGCTTCGAGGATGTTCAGAAGGTACTGTGGAAAATGACAGATGAGGGCGGTCAGTTCTACAATATGCAGCTCGTATTGTCCGAAACACTGCTTGGTCGCTGGAATAAGTTGATCGACGCGTGGGATATTATGCTCGGTAAATTTGCAGAAGGAAAGAATGTTATAGGAGGAACATTCTCGTTCATTATCAACCGAGTAACAGACTTGGTTTTAGCATTAGATAAACTGTCTCCTGCTATGCTTTCTTTCGGAGCTATATTCGCTGCAAGGAAACTTGGAATGATGGCTTCTGGTAAGCTCGGGTTGGGCTCAATAAACAAGAACTACACTCAGCAGATGAACGCTCAGCTGAGGACTTACGCTATAGAGCAGCAGCAACTTGTCACAGAAGGCAAGATCACCCAACAGAAGGCGTTGCAGAATGTTCAAGCAAGAGCATACTTGTTGTCTGACACTACTTCGAGAGCAAACGCGATGTCTCGTCTTGCGCTTGAAGGCAAGATGTCTGTACTTCAGATGCAGAAAGCTGTCAAGGAAGGTCTTGTTACAAAAGAACTTATCAGACAGCTTGCCGTAATGGGGCAGATTACAGCAAGACAGGAGCAGATTATACTCGGAGGGACACGATTTGCCGCCGTAATGAATATGGGTATCTCTAAGATAGGTGGAGGAATTAAGTCTCTCTTTACGATGCTTGGCGGATGGTGGGGACTTGCTATCGGGGCAGCTGTTCAGATATTCTCCAGCTATAGCAGTGATATGGATAGAATTTCTGAGAATGCGAAGGGTTTCAGGGATTCTGCATACACCAAGAAGAAAGGTTACGAGGATGAACTCGCAGATGAGAAGCCTACAAACAGTGCGGACTTGCAGCAGCGAGTAAACTCGATGAAAGAGCTCCTTCGAAACAGCGGAGATTACACACAGACAATAGAAGACCAGATTGCAAGGGCGAAGAATCTTAACGAGCAGTATGATATTCTCAATAAGGGAATAATTGCCGCTCGTGATAACTCACAGCAGGAAGCAAACGACTCGGATGTGGTTGCTGGAGCACTTGGAGCTTCTGGCGGTTGGGGTTCTGGTAATCCTTTTGCAGACACGATAGAGGAATCTGTCGAAGACCTCAATGAGGCTGTTGTCAAGTATCAGACGCTTTTATCAGGACTTGACGAAGAAACAAAGTCAAGAATGGATAGCGTTGCTAATCAGTTCTTGAAGCCAGAGGAAAGAGCCATGTCTCTTGACGAGAAAATTCGTATTCTTGCAGAAAGAGGAGGCGCAAACTGGGATTCTTTCGTTTTGAAGTCAAGTAACGGAAGCAATGATATTGCAAACAGCATTTATAAAATAGGAATAAGGGCCAACAAGGTTAGTGATCAGATAAATGATATCGCCAAGAAAAACGTCCCCAGGATAATTAACTTCCTTAAGAAGGCATTTAATCTGTTCGGCGCAGATTTCTCTAAGTGGTGTAACAAGAACTCTTCACGCTTTGAGCGTATGATAGACAATATGCTCGATGCGTGCAAGGTGAATGTTCCTCAGATTCGGGAGTACTTGAAGTCTATCTTCTATCAGGAGGCCGGAGCAAAGCAGCCAAAGAAAGCTGGTGGTAAGAAGGTTAAGCCAAAGACACCTATGCAACAACGAGTGCGCAGAAATCTGTCAAAGAAAGGAAAGAGCAAAGGGAAGGTAGAATCACAGGCAGCGATGCTCGACTCTTACCTCGACGAAACTTCCGACTACAATACGGATAACAACCTGCAAACAGAGTTGCAGAACAGGTACAACGAGTATAAGAACCGCGAGAACAAATTCAAACGCGGCAAGATATCCAAGGCACTTCGCGACGAGGCCTGGAATAGCTACAATAGTTTGAATGAGGCGGCATGGGAAGGTCTCGGCTACAAATTCTATCCGCAAGACAAAAAGTCCAATAAGGTTCCGAAAGGAAGAACCAGGAATACCGGAAACCAGGAGGACAAAGAGCTCGAAACTCTAAGGAAGCGTGTCGAACTCTACAAGAAATTCTATTCTGAACTTGAAAAGTACAGAAAGATGTACGGAGAAGAAGGAGCCATGGCGCAGATAAGACACGACAAGGAGTTTAAGAACTCTGTTTTATCTTGGGGACTTTCGGACCCTGGAACTTACGGAGTGTCGATAGAAGAGCTGATGAAACGTGTACGGTCGTCAACGCAGAAGCGAAAGGAGTATAAAGAAAGTCAGCTTGCAGATATTCATGCCAAGAACAGGAGCATCGAGGAAGAGCGCATCAAGTCGACCAACAGTCAGTTGTCAAAACAGCTAAACATCCTCTCAAGCCAATACGAAACATACAAGAAGATATATGAGCTGACTGGCAACAGCGAAGGCTCATCGCTCCTCGCCTTCGGGCACGTGCAGTCTGGAACCTATCAAGACTATCTGAAGGAACAGATGAAATGGGCCATAGGCGACCATAACCAGAGGACTGGCCAGAACCTCAGTGCCGACGACGTGCTAAAGATGAGCGAGAGCGACTTCAAGAAACATGTCGGCGATGAGAGTGAAAACGCTTCTGTTATCTACAAGGAATGGACGGAAGAAACGAATCGTATTAAGAAGGAGACCATCGACCTGATGGCTAATTTGATAGAGAAGAACGCTACCATTGCCCAGCAGATTGATGATGAAAACCGCAAATACGAAAGGCAGCTTGAACTCATCAAGGGAATAGAAGACCCACAGATGAGAGACAGGGCCAAGGCAGGTGCCACAAAGACACACAATGAGAATGTGGCGAAGCTTCAGTTTGAGCAGTTCAAACAAGAGTCAGACTGGGTTACCATCTTTGATGACCTTGACAGGGTATCTTCCGCTACCATCAGCTCGATGATTACGAAGATAGACGATTTTTCGAGAACAACGGGATTGTCGGTAGAAGTAGTGAAACAGCTGAGGGATGCCCTCGACAAGCTAAGAAAAGAGGACATTGACAGAAACCCACTACCATACATCTTCGGGGCCGTAAATCAAGGAAACGCTATAGGAGGATACTTGAAAGGTAACCTCGGTGCGCAGTACATGAATGGCAAAAAGTATGTGCCTACCGCAGAACAAGCCAAGAAGATGGGCATAGAATGGAGTGCTGCCGGGTATAGCAAAAATGAGCTTGCGAGCAAACAGAAAGGAAAGTATGCAGACTCGTCGAATGCCATCAATGTTCTTGCAGGAAAGTTTAAGGCATTAGAAAGCGCTCTTGACCCTGTGGTAAACCTTTTCAAGGTTATGGGTGAAGAGGATTCTATTTTTGGCCAGATAACTGGAGGAGCAAGCAATGCACTTGGTGCGGCATCGCAGGTGTCTGGTGGACTGAATGCTTTGGGTCTTGGTAACCTTGGTCCTTATGGAGCTGCTGTTGGTGCGGGGTTAAGCGTTGCAAGTTCTCTGATAGGGGCTTTTGGAGCAGATTATTCAGAGTACAACAAAGCGAAGCAGAAGTACGAAACGCTTTCTTCGATCTGGGATTCTCTCATCTCCAAGAAGTCGGAGTACATGAACATTCACTGGGGTACTGAGGCTGCAAACGCCTCAAAGGAAGCCCAGGAGATGCTGGAAGCTGAGATAAAGCAGACGAAGGTGATCGCGATGAAGAACTTCAACTCTGGTGCTTCGGCAGGAAGTCACTCTATCAAGGTGAGAGACTGGGAGAAGCGTGGGTGGAAGCAGGCCGCACCTGAAATATCCAAGAGATACGGCGTGAAGTTTGACAACATGACCGACATTCTGGATATAGACTACAAGGTGCTTCAGCAGATAAAGAAGGACTATGCCGAACTTTGGGCTAATCTTGACCAAGACACAAGAACCTATCTTGACAAACTGATAGAGTACGGCGAGAAGTCGGAGGATATGATAGAGTCGCTGACTGAGAAGCTTACCGGCAACAAGTATTCCGACCTCGTTTCCGCCTGGGGTGACGCAATGGCCACGATGTCGAACACATCGGATAACCTTGTGGACCATTTCGAGGAAAATCTAAGGAATGTTATCTTGAAATCCATGATAGAGAACCTTTATGGAGAGAAGATAAAAGCTCTGATAGAGAAGACCAAGAAGTTTGGCGACCCTAATGGTGGCACGGAAAAGAAGCTTGACACAGCAACGGGAAAAGTACTGTCCGAGTACACCAACACAGAGATGGACGAGATAGGCAAAGACCTCGCTGACGTGACAAAGCAGATAGAGGCATCAAGAGATTATCTCAAGCGTTACTACGGATGGAGCGACAACAGCAGTTCTTCTCTTACAAATTCTGTGAAAGGAATAACGGAAGATACAGGAGACCTGATTGCCAGTTACCTCAATAGCATCAGACTTGATGTGTCAGTAATAAGAGAGGAGCAAGTGAAATGTATGTCGGAATCGAACGAGATAGCCAAGTCGCAACTAACACAGTTGAACTTCATATCTGCCAACACCCTAAGAAACGCTGAAGCAGCAGAGCGAATAGAACGCGTATTCGAGGAGTATAGCAGTAATTTCAACATGGTTATCAACGGCGTTAAGTCTATCAAGGTAAGATAATGTAATGATTAAGGGCGTGATGAAGTGTTATTCGCGCCCTTAATTGCATAAATATACATTTATATTTCTATTTTACTTGTATATTTATACAATTAATTGTATATTTGCATCATAATAAGTGATTTTGAGTTATGAAAGATTATTTCAGAATTTATATGCAGAAGGAGGGTGATGGTGCCAAGGTAATGGACACTATAACCGATTTCGGTATGTACGTAAGCGAGAGCCCGTTCAAGCCATGCGACGCAGTGAAAGAACCCGTAAAGAGGAGCTGGTATGACGAGCACGGAGACGATGAATACATAGGCAAAGACGGCCTGTATATGGCAGCTTACGAGAATAAGGTGAAGTTCCTGTTTAAGGGAGAAGCTTATGGGGCGAACGAGAGATGCAGGAGCTTTGTGAATTATCTCCGAACAACAGGTATGATGAAGATGTACTGCGACTTCAATAAGATTGGCAGGCAGCACGTGAGACTGAAAAGCATAGACCCTGTGCTGTACAGGGACCCAGAGAACGAAGACTTATTGGTGATGAGTGTTACCTTTAAGTTTAATGACCCCGTGACAGACATTAAGCCGGTGACGGGTGCGAACGGAAACATAACGAACTTAACCTGATACAGACATGAGTAGGTGGAACATATATCATAAGGACGGAACAAAGCTTACGGACGTGAACGGTGACGAGGTTGTCGTTCACGGATTGCAGTACTCAGACAAATGGATGGGAGACTGCTTTCTTACCATTGACTTCAAAAACAACGCTCCAATCAACTTTAAGATAGGCGACTACATCATATACAGAGGAGAGCGATTCGAATTGAACTACGAGCCAGGAAAAGACAAAAAATCAAGTCTAAACACATACGGAGAGGGATTCGTGTATGACAGCGTAAAGTTCAATGCGTTGCAGGATGAGTTGTCAAGATCGGAGTTTCTCGACGTGGTTCTGAACGACAACGAACTGCATTATACAGCCCTACCGAAATTCTCATTCTATGTACAGACTTTGGATGATTTGCTCGACAGAATCCAGGCATGCTTAAACGAGCAGATTGGTGCAGGTCTTTGGAAGATTTACTCCCGTAATAAGGAGCGTTCCGTGCAGCGTGGAGCCCTCGAAAGCGAGTGGTTGTCGGTTTATGGTGAGAAAACAGACGATAACGTCATCGAATCGATGTCCATTACAGTGGATTCGCAGACCTGTTGGCAGGCCCTTGCGCTTGTGAATGAGAAGTGGGACATAAACTTCATCGTCAGAGGTCGGAATGTGTACGTTGGAACGGCAGGCGTGCTCGCAAACAAAATCTTCAAGTACGGGCTTGGAAAAGGTTTGAGTGAGTTGATCCAAAATGCAGACTCAGAACAGCAAATCGTGACAAGGTTAAGAGCTTACGGTTCTGAAAAGAACCTCCCATCTCACTACTACGCAGACCTTGGCACAAAATACTTCAGTAATATTACAGAGATAGAGCATGCTTCCCGTTATCTATCTGTATGCCTCGATATGGAGTATATGGATAACTTTTTTACAACTCCGAGAGTGTATGTAAATGATACAGGAGAAGAGCATACATACGGCCATGTACTGAAAGTAACATTCGACTTTGAAACTATAATTACGGGTTATGTGTCTCTGAAAAGCGGTACTTACTCTGTGATATTATATTCTGAGGTCGCTGGCGAACAAAAGGATAACGGAGACGAGCCATCAAGAGCAAATCTTGACAAGTTTATCGCACAGGTGAACTCCGGGAACAGGAAGCTATATATCGTAGACGGTCTTAACAAGAAGGCAGTTCCGTCTTCGATGAAAGAGTATGCAAAGAATCTGCCAAACAACATGTCTATCAACAGGCTGATGCTGCCAGGATTCCCTCATGTTTCACTTAACGACTACTACAACTCGCTGAGTAAGGCAGATAAGGAATACGTAAACCCAACAGGCAAGGAACATATCTTTTCGACCAATCCACACAGGCCCTATATTGACTCTGTGAACATACAGCAGATTGGCCTGCGTTCCGCATCGCAATATTTTGATAACGATGACAAGACCAACGGTATCGTAGAGATATACCCTACCATCGAAGAAATGGTTGTAGGTGGCGTGCGTGTGGATGAGATTGACGAGGGCGTTGCACCTAATGACAACGGAAGGTTTGAAGACGGGCAGACTGTAAATAATGTTGACATCTACCTGAATCCGTCTATCGACTTCGACATCAACGACCTGAAGGACAGTGATTTCTCTATCGCCATGAAGGATGGAATGTGTGGAGGAAGAACCTTTAAGGTGGCATCATCGGTAAAAGAAAACGGCAGATGGAGGCTAACTATACAGAGAGTAAAGGACGATGCCTTGGAGCTGTGGTTCCCATACAAAGACTATCCTATCAGAAAAGGAGATCACTTTGTACTGACAGGTATCACCCTACCCGACTCTTATGTGAACGCAGCGTCACTAAAGCTTCTGAAATACGCCATTGCCTACATAGACAAGAACGACTACACAAGGTGTGTGTACCAACCAAAGGTAGACGAAGTGTTTATGGCCAGACAAAACGACCAGGCGGCTGAAGATAAAACCGGAACCATCAAGAGCCTTCACGACACGCTGAAGGCAGGCGACATCATGGAGTTTGACGATGACGACTTGCACATAGGAGGCAAGGTGACCATCGATCAGCTCGTCATAAGAGAAAACGAAGGAGGCATACCGACCTATGAAGTAACTCTGAGGAATGATGTAGAAGTCGGAACGATGGCTAAGATAAAGCAGCAGATTTCATCCCTTGAGTCAGGAAACGGAAAGGTAAGTAGCGAGACATCAAAACAGATAACAGACTCGACTATAAATGAAGCTTCAAAACACTTTCTGTCGAAGCTAAAGGATGACACCGCACAAGGCGTGATTACCTTCATCAAAGGACTGGTGAGCGAGGCTTTAGTGAAGCTGAACGGAGGTGCTTACTTTGGTAAGGGAGGAGCGTTGATAGACGAGGCAGGACGGGCCATCTTGGAGTCGTTGCAGTCCATCGACTACGACAACGAAGCTGAGCAGGGTTTCGCTGTCAAGAAAGAAAACGAAAAATATCACGCCTTCGTTACCAATCTTACCATTTGGGGAAAGGCTATCTTTAATCAACTGGAGGTAAGAAAACTGTCGTATGCTGGCGGTAATGTGTACCTATCGGGCGCAGGAAGCAAGATAGTGAAGGTTATGCCTGTAACATGGGAAAGCGAGAGCAGTGAATGGCATAAAACCTCTGTAGATAAATGCAAAGGCTGGCTCTGTTATCTCTTGGCGGATGACGGAACTACGGCTACACAGAACCTGTGGAGAGAGGGCGACCAAGTGAGGTGTAAGACTATCGGAACGTTGGCTACTGGAACCACGAACGCAAGCAACAAGAGCTACTGGCGAACTATCCCTGCTTATGGTGTGTCGAGTGTGAACGAGAAGATATATGACGGATATGGCAACGAGCTGTATGGAGGGCAGATGTTCTCGTGGATTGTAATCGGCAAGCATTCTTTGTCGTTAGACTCAATGACTGAGGAGTTTGCAACGGCAGAGATAGGTGGTATTCCTGAAGCAGGAGACACTATCGTGCTTGACGGACATAGAGCAGTTTTTGTTGAAGGACAAATTGTTGACGATGACAGCAGAAAAGGTGTGCTGATACTGGAGAGTACTGGCGAGAACACACCTCGCATCGTAGGCTTCAAGGGTGTGGACGGATATACACACAACGGCAAAGAGGTGTTTGTCTTTTCTCCTGACGGGTCGAGATTCTACAGCAATCTGTTTGAATGGGTATCTCCAAGCGGTGACACCATGCACATGGTGAACTACAGAGGCGAGTGGAAAGCAGGAAGCTATGCCTACTACGACCAAGTAAATCACAACAACGCCCTGTGGACTTGTATCAATGAGAACGGAACAAGTCAAGAGCCTTCGGACGCAAGCAGCGACTGGCAGAAAGTGTTGTCGGGAGAGAAAGGTGACAAAGGTGACAAAGGCGAAAAGGGAGATAGAGGTGACGAAGGACCACAGGGACCTAAAGGAGAAACAGGTGCGCAGGGCGAAACGGGCGCACAGGGACCGCAGGGCGAGAAAGGAGAACAAGGTACTCCTGGTGTGAATGGAAATGACGGAGTGAGCATACTTCTCGTACAGCCCATCGTGCTCGACACTAACGATGACGGCATCGTGTCGGACACCACGGCAGAAGGACGAGTAAAGGTGATGAGAGGTGGCGAGAATGTTACTAACGAGTGCTCAGACGTAAGGGTGAGCTATATGCAGAACTGTACGGCTGCGGCAAGCTTGGCTACAGGATACATAAAGGTGAAGCTCAATTCTGTGAACACTACCACTCTGGCGAGCGGAGACAAAGTGTCGGTGAGCGAGGGATTTATCACAATCGCATTCTCTCTCGGAGGGAAGAACTACAGTACACAGGTTCCTTTCTCGGTGAACGTGTCGAAGTATATGGGTAGTGTAAAGGCTACGGCAAAGCAGTATCAGTCGAAGTTTGAGGCATTGGAGAACGACCTGAAAGGAAGTAATCCTACCGTACTCAACGCCTACACATCTACTATCAAGCAGACGGCCAAGGAGATTACTCTCAGTGTGACTCAGAGCCAGCAAGGACGGCATAACCTACTGCGAGATACGGCGCTGACAAGGAAGGGTGATATATATTATTCGGACGGCCTCTTCCAGCCTACGATAACACAGGGTATGAACGGCCATAATGCCATCCGCTTCTCGGTGACAGGTGACGGAACGCCTCAGTACAATGGACTTTTTTGGGGACGGGTTATCAACGGCATCGCTGTGAAGAAGAACACCGATTATACATTTTCCGCATGGATAAAGTGCGACACGAAGGACTTACAGGTTCATTCGGAGGTGTTCAAGATGGCTGCGCTGAATAGCGATAGAGGGGATAGGATTACTGCCACCTCGGGTAACATGCAGTGGCTGACGAAGGAGAACGAGGTGAACCAGTGGAGGCAGGTGAACTACACTTTCAACTCGGGCGACGCAGAGTTTATCGAGGTGAATATCTTTGTCTACAATGGCATAACCGTGGACGGAACCTTTGGTTATACTGCCTCGGGCAACGGATGGATATGTATGCCAATGCTTGAGGAGGGGAGCGAGTACACAGGCTGGACTCCTGCGGAAACGGACTACGACTATGTGGGAGGAAACCTTTTGGAGGACACGATGGCACTGACCAGATCGTCTGACAAAAGCAATCTTCAGTTTGCCAGCGGACTGATTATGTTTAGTAAATACGAAGGCTGCTACGGTATATTGTACAACAAAAACAACTCGGCAGAGTCTCAGTTCACAGAAGCCTTGCAATATAAATTTCCAACAACAGCTACCCTTTCTGGGCAAGCGAGAATAGTAAAGAAGCAGGACTATGTGTTTTCCTTCGTTGCCAAGGGCAGCGGGAACATCAACGTTTATCTCTATGGAGACAGCGTTCATGCAAATGTATATACAGAAACCTGCGAAGGAAACGAATATACGGACGGCAGGGCTGACGGATACGCACAGCTCGCACTCACCTCGACCTATAAGCGGTACTGGGTGCATTGGCGAATAGAGGACTATACTGGCGAGGGAACAGAGGTAATACCTGACAAGGTGCTGATACGTGTTCCAGGAGATACTGAGGCTTGGGTGACGAAGCCGAAGCTGGAGGAAGGCGCACAGCTTACTGATTATACAGAACGGAAGACCGACCTCATAGACAGAGCCACAGCCAAGGCGGCAGGACTTGAGATTACGTCGAGCGGAGTAACTCTGTATGGCGAGAAAATAAAGGTGGAGAACACGCTCTCTACTGGTCAGACTACGACAGCCGCGCTCTTTGCAGACGGAGCCATCAATGCGGCTCTGATACTGGCGCAGATGCTTACATCGCAAGGACACAACGGACAGATGGTAAGGATAGCCGATGGCCTTATCAATATCTACGGCAAGGCAGGAACTGCAAACATCAGATTCGGTCTGAACAGTTCGGGACAGGCCGTGCTGTCGTACTACGATGACAACGGAAACTTTCTCTACGACCTCGGCCCTGCTGGTGTCGCCTCGCTCAGCAAGACCGACGCGAAGATAACTTCTGAGCAATATATCAAAGCAGAGGATGCAGGACTGACGACTCCGCTCGGAGAGAATGTAGACCTGCCGTGGGCTGACACAACGAAGTCGTGGTACACGGCAACGAAGGACAACAACTACATTCTTTTCGTTAAGGGTGCGACGGGTAAAACGACAACCCTGTATCGTTACTCAGCACCAAGGGCGAACGGAAAGATAGTAGCCGACTCGGCAAACGGGTTGGGTACCTACGCTCTTGTGAGTGCAGCCGACGGAAGGACGTTTACGAGCCGCACAATGGTGAAGAATGGTGCGCTGACAAATCTTGCGGATGGCGTGTTCCTTACTGCGGATGCTAAAGCCTACGACAACACAAAGCTGGTGCCTTCCATCAAGAAGGGGCAGAGCGTGACAAGGCCATCCTTCTATGTACAGATAGCCACCTTCAGCGCTAAGTACATGACACCCGCAGGGCATGGAAGAATCTATTCAATACAGACAGAAACCACTTTCGGTAATCTTGACGTAGGAATAATGAGCAACAATAATTACTAAACGAATATGATAACATATAAGGAACTGTATGCTACGCCTTTGGAAACGAAGGTTGCGACATGGAAAAATAATGAGGTGCGTCTTGCTGTGAACGAACGCAAGACAGAAGACGGTGAGTATCTGTACGACTGCGTGTTGCTCGATATGAATACCGATGCGGAGCCTACTGAAGAACAGCTGACAGAGGCTCTGAGAAACAAGTGCATCGAGCAGATAACGGAGTACGACAAGAGCGCAGAGGTGAATACGTTTTATCTCAACGACGAGGCTCGCTGGCTCGACTTCGAGACAAGAGACAGAGTGTATCAGGGCAACGAGCGACTTATGCGAATGGGGAGAACGGAAACGACCCTGTGGCTCGACGGCGAGTGTTATACCCTGCCTATTGAAACAGCTCAAGACCTCATCAGTAAGATAGAGGTCTACGCCAAAGACTGCTACAATGTTACGCAGACCCATCTTGACAAGGTTGTGGAGCTACAGACGATAGACGCATTGATAGCCTATGATATTACGGCAGGTTATCCCGAAAAAGTACGACTAACAATTTAATTTTATAGCTATATGAAGAAAATTGTTAAAGGTAATGACTTCACACTGATAAAACAAGACATTGAATGTTAAGACAAATTATTTAATACATAATTATGAGAAAAATTGAAAGAATTTTTGTGCACTGTACGGCAGGCTCGCAGAGTCAGTCTATAGATGATCTGAAGGCAGAGTTCCGCAGAAAAGGCTGGAAATCTCCCGGTTATCATTATGTAATCTCCCCTGACGGAGGTTTTCATCAACTCCTACCTATCGAGCAGGTGAGCAACGGTGTTCAGGGTTATAACAGCACCGCTGTTAATGTTGCATATATCGGGGGCGTCGATTCTCACGGGAATCCTGTCGATAACCGAACAGTAGAGCAGAAGGAGGTACTTGTTGATTGCCTGAGTAAATTACACAAAATATTTCCTTCCGCTCAGATTCTTGGCCACCGCGACATCTGGGGACCGGATAAAAACAAGTGGAAAAAGATGTGTCCCTGCTTCGATGCTGCTGCGGAGTATAAGAACCTGTAGCTTATTTCTCCTCGTTAATGTAATATAAGAATCCCCTCCTAACGTCATTATAACATTATTATAACTACGTTAGGAGGGGATTCTTAAAAGTATACGCTTCGTTTTGCGAATTGAACATTTCGTTTTGCAAAACGCTAACATTTCGTTTTGCGGATTATATAAAGAAGAGTTGTGGATATTATAGATAATAAAACATAAAGCATATAAAAAGATTATGGAGAAGATTAATTTTATCAAGACCTTTATTTCTGAAAGTCAGTACAGACAAAAGTATGAGTATGGAGGTATGATTGTATATCACATCAATGCCGAGTTTAATAAAGAGATGAACGCTTATGAGTGCTACGAATGTACTCTGCCGAAAGCTACTTTCGATGAAACCAAAGTAAGGGCTGCGTTTGCGCAATTCTCTGCAAAGCTGGATGCCCTGAAACTCGAAGAAGCCAAGTCTGAAAAGATAGCAGAGATTACAGCCTACGATACCTCAGATAAGGTTAACGGATTTGTGTTGAATGGACTGCTGGTGTGGCTCGACAAGGCAACACGTGTAGGACTAATGAACTCTACTACTATCGCCAAGGCGGCAGGGCAGCAAACGACAACTCTGTGGCTTAAAGGCATCAAACTGGTTGTGGATTGTGATAAGGCCATCCAGTTGCTCTCTGCGCTTGAGATGTACGCCCTGGAATGCTTTAATGTGACAGCAAGCCACAAGGCGGCAGTAGGAGAGCTGAGGACCATCGGGGAGGTGGAAGATTATGACTACAAGACAGGCTACCCAAAGATGCTTGAAATGAATGTGTAACTAATTAAAATGAAAAGATTATGTATATACTAAGTGTTATTTCTTTCCTCTTACTTGGAGGATTTCTGCTTCTCGCAGCCATGCGCTTTGGCGTTCCTGCGATGGTAAGCGATGTGTATTATCAGCTACAGGAATGTACTGGTAGCGAGGTGATTGGCGATAAGCGCAAGCGAAACTATGGATGGGTATTCACGGCCGTTATGGTTACGTGTGCGGTACTGATGATGGTATGTATGCTCGACACAGGTAAGGGTGTTCAGTTCCTTGCCTTCTTGGGCTGTGGAGGACTGATGTTTGTAGGTGCTGTACCAAATTATCTTGATGCCGATGCCTACCCTATTCATAAAGGAGGGGCTATTGTAGCTGCGGCAGGGTGCGTTGGCTGGTGTCTGTCTGTGTGCTGGGTTCCGACGGCTGTAATAGCTCTTATCTATCTGTTGCTCGTAAGCTGTTCGGACGATGAAGAAAGATATAAGCCTGTGTGGTATATAACAGAGGTGGCAGGGTTCTTGGACGTGTTTTTGACCTACTGGGTAACAGATTGGTAGTAAAATACCGTTATTGGTAACAATATGATGGTTTAGCAAAGTTTAACGCTAATAATATTGCATTTTTCTTGCGTTATTACAACAGAAGTGTAACTTTGCAACCATCTTATTTTGAATCTTAAAACCGAAAATTATGAATAAAGAAGACGAAGGCGACCTATTAAGGTGGTTGCAAGACAAAGACGTCAGCGAGGTTATGGATTTGCTGATGAAACATGGTAACAGATATTCACGGAGAATTTTGAAGTTCTTTCGCTGGTTCTGCAAATATTTTCCGATAATCATTATGTGCTTCCACGCATACGGAATGTGGGATTTTAGTCAGCATCCAAGGGAAATGTTCATAACAAACAATGAGAATTTTCCATGCTATCTCTTCATTTACTTTATGGTGTACATCTTGCCGATGGTTTTGATATTAGCAAGCAGATTCTTCTTTTTGTGTTGGAGATACCGCATTCCGTTTTTCTACTTTTTCGGCATAAACGCCGCTCACATCGTGGAATGGAGTTGGTATACTACTAAGGATATGGTAGATTCCTGCTTCACTGTCATGATAGTAACGGCAATGTTTTATATATACGGATTCTGTGACATGTTTATCAGCAAAACCAAGTTAGGACGAAAAATCTGTGCGTAAAGATATGGGAAAGATATTGAATTATAAGATACTCGGTACGGCTCTAAAGTCTCTAAGTGACGCTTGCTTTAAGGCTGATGAGCAGCAGAGGAATGGTGAGAAAATTACCGCTTGCGGAATGAGTGATGAGGACTTGGATAGACTGTGTGACATCATCCCAGATATGCTTAACCCTATGATGAGCACCGAGGAAGTCAAGGAAAAGCTTCACGTTTCTGAAGCTACACTCAATCGTATGGTTGCAAAGGGTGTCATTCCGAATGGCGAGTGCAAAAAAAGAGGGCACAGCCGATATTGGAAGAAGTGGGATATTCTTCACTATATTAAAAGTAAGAGAGGTAAGTGATTGCCTCTCTTTTTGTTTTCAATCCTTTCCAATCATGCAAACATTGGAAAGGATTTTAATTACCCCTATATTTGCTCAAAATGATATTACCTACTATCACCTTAAAACACTGATAATCAACCACTAAAAGAAAGTGTGATAGAGTTATATTTGTTCTTATTAATTCGCTGTACCTTTGCATCGTAACGTTACAATAGTGTTAGTTAATATTAAGGATTTCAAAAGATTGTATTATGGAAATGACAGATGCAAAGGTCGTAGAGAAGAAAATCTACGAAGAGGGAAAGAAGGAGTATGCCAGCAAGGGTTTGGCAGGAACAGCCCTCGGTATTGGTATCGGCGGCTTGGCTTTAGCTTTGCTTAATGGCAATGGTCGTGGCGTATTTGGATCACTCGGTGGCAGCAATATGCCTGAGAACGTAAACATCAACACTTACGGAGCTAACTCAAGCTCCAATCAGCCAACCGCCTTGCAGGTGATGGAGAAGGAATGCGCTGATGAGGTGAAGCTGCTTACAGACATGTTCGGTTTGAAGCTCGACACCGATAACAAGTTCTACGCTATGCGTGAAACTGACATCGCAGAGAAGTTCTCTATGTACAAGGGTGCTACAGATGCTATCAACGCTGAGAACCGCCGTGCAATGCAAGCTGAGTTCGGTCTGTACAAGTCTCAGATTGATGCGGACTTCGGTCTGTACAAGAATCAGAGAGACCAGTATGATGCGTTGCAAGCAAAGTATAGCGACCTCGACAAGAAGGTTGCCGTGATGGAGGCTCTTACTCCTTACAAGGAGAAGCTGATGATGGCTTACGTGAACGAGAAGACATGTAACTGTCTTCGTGGTCAGTTGGTACTCCCATCTACGCCAGTAATTTCGGGCTACGGCAGCTACGGCTGTAATTGCACCGCTCCCTCCACTCCCAGTACAGGAGCGTAACAGAGCAGCAAGGAAGTCTGTAAAAAGGACTAAAAAGAAATGAGTTGGTGAGGGGTGTTTGCCCTCGTTGGTGGATGCCCTCTCACCTCTCTAAAATATATCACCAACTTAAAGATATTGATTATGATGAATTTTGGTAACAGCCCATTATTGGTGGATATGGGTACAAGTCAGCAACAGCAGCCTCAGGTGTTGGATGCAGAGCTACAGAAGATGTATGAGGCAATACAGCAGAAGCGAGCATCTATCAATATGCAAGCGCAGCAGTCTTCCACCCCTTTATGGGATGAAATTGATAAGATTGAGGATAATCTGACAGGAGCGCAAAGGCAGTACTTGATGCAAAACCAGGAGTACGTTAATAGCTTGCAATATGTGTCTAAGTTAGTGCAAGATGAGGAGTTGCGTATCATACGCCCTCGTATCGAAAGCACTCAGCAAGGACAGGAGGCATTGAAGAAACACTTGTCTTTGATGCAAAGATTGAGAAAAGAAGTAGCGCAGGCAGAAGAGCAGAAATCTGCCATGCTCAACGATTATATGACTAACCACAGCGACAAAACCTGGCAAGAATACCTCGTATGGTACAACAAAACAAAGAAAGGAGGAGTTAAGAAATGAACATAACGGAACTTAAAGAGAAGCTGCTTACATCGGTAGACCTGTGGGCAGACGCAAGAATTGACGATATGATAAAAGGAAACCCAATGTTGGCAATTCCTTCCGTCTACATGAAACGTGCGGCGCACAATATCATATCCATCAACAAGGAGAAGTTAGGCAAAACTATTGATAATGCAGCATTGTTTATCGGTGACGAGAACGGTGATATTCATGTAGATACCATCTTTGACGATGCCATGCAGATGCTGAAAACCATTGACAACTACAGCTTTGATATAGGATTCATAAGCGGTAGGATTGATGGCGGAACTCTGTATATCGACCTACCAGACAACATCTTCACGACACTTCTTTTCGGGAGCAAGAAGAGTATTAGTTTTGGGGAGAGCGATTTTGCTGAATTAAAAAATTTATTAACTGAATAATACGGATATGGAAGAATTGATGAAAAACTTTGATGAGCTATATGGAATAATGGCTACGTCGGGAAATGTGAAATACATGCGCGTGTTTGGTGATACCATGCGCTGCATGATGAAGGATATGGCAGACAGGCATCCCGAACTGGCACAAGAGTATATCGAGAAACTATGTGCCATCAAGTGGAAGAACTACCTTACCAAAAAGGAAGCTTTGTCCATCATTCAGAAAATGGATCCAAAGGCTACTTGGGATATGCAAGTATGGTCCAGTGAAATGAAAAATCACAATCTACACACAGAAGACAGCCCTTGCTATAACGACTATGCCTTGTACGTGGCCATGAATCAAGTGGTGAGCGATCATGGAGAAACCATAGCAAAGATTCTCGGCAAGGACAGTTTGAGCGACATTGGTGATAACCATCTTTTGGTGTACGCATATAGCCTCGCTGTCGACTTACTGAAAGACAAGGACGGCGTGTATGACATCAGAGAGTATTTCCTGAAATAAGCATTAAAAAAAAACAGATAATGAAAAAGGTTTTTGAGAATGTCATGTCGTGCGAAGACATGCAAGAGTTGAAGGCTTGCTTGCAAATCATGATAGAGAGTTGCGAGATAGGTATGAATAACAGCGCCATGCTTGAGATGATGAAGCAGATACAAGGAGAGGTGTCTGGTTGTAACTATGACGAAGAAATGGCCGATATGCACCTGTGTCTCATTGGTCAGCTTCACACCAAAGACGTAGCAAAAGACTATTGGCACGAAGTGAAAAACGACAAAATCAATATAGCGGACTGGTGTGTGCTATGGGGAGAGATGGTTAACAGAAATGACGAAAAGATAAGGAAGTGGTTCCCTAAAATAGGCACTATGGACTACGAGAGAAAAATCTTCGATGAGTGCATTTCGTTTCTCGCTAACGGAGAATTACCATTTTATGACCTAAAAGTGTGACTTTTTGATCGTTATCTGATTGAGTTTCGGGATTTTATTGCTATATTTGCAGAAAAGACCGAAACTTATATTTTTTTATTACAAATTATTCAGGATAACGATTATGATAGGTTTGTTAGATTCTTCCCAAATCCGGCAGATAGCGGTGACAATCTTCTCTGCTATACTCGCCTTCGCAACGCCGACTGAAGGTTTCGTGTTGGCGCTGGTAATCGCTTTCGGCTTTAATATCTTCTGCGGAATGAGGGCCGATGGTGTGAGTGTTGTGCGGTGCAAGAACTTTTCTGCATCGAAGTTCGTAAACGCCATTTTGGAAATGTTGCTATACCTGACCATTGATTACGTCATCTACGGTATCATGGTCGGTTGTAATGACGGAAGCAAGGCTTTGTTTGTAATCAAGATGCTCACGTATATATTCTGCTATGTGTATATATGCAACGCGTTTAAAAATCTCATTAAGGCATATCCTAAGAATATCTCATTCAGGGTTATTTATTACATTCTGAGGTTTGAGTTCGCAAAGGCATTGCCGAGCTATTGGAAGCCGATATTGGAGAGATTGAGCCAGGAGTTTGATAAAAAAGAGGAGGAAAACGAGAATGGAAGTACTAATTGATAGGGCCTGGAAAAAGGACGACTATACTATCAGTCGTCTGTACGTGAATGGCAAACTGTTCGGATGCAACACTCTTGAAGATACAGACAGAGGTCTGAATCAAGAAATGGACTTGAACGAAATCAAGAATGAAAAGGTATATGGTCAGACTGCAATACCAAGTGGCAGCTACGAATGTGTATATACCTACTCTAACCGGTTCAAGAAGATGTTGCCGTTGTTACTGAACGTCAAAGGATTTGATGGGGTACGCATACATAGCGGTAACTCCGCAAAAGACACAGAGGGATGTATTCTTATCGGTAAAAACGATAAGAAAGGCTGGGTTAGCGATTCTCGATTCTGGACCAACAAGCTCATTCAGACCATGAAGACAGCTTGGGATAAAAAGGAAAAAGTAACGATTGTAATTCAGTAGCTTATGAAACTGATTGATAAGATAACAAAGGTTGTGATTGTCATTGCAATAGCAATGCTGATTCTTTCAACGTTCTGTAGATGTAAAGCTAAAGAACGAGTGGTAGAGAAACAGACATACATCACAGATAAGCGTAACGAGGCTAAGTGGGATTCACTCTTTAACGCAAGGCTTATTAAGGAGCTGGAATCATACAGAGCATCGCACAAAGAGTCTGTAAAGTCTACCACCAAAGAGAAGACACATATAAAGGACAGCACGGCTTCCAAATACGATGTGAACGGAAACAAGGTCGGCGAAGACAGGTTCCACTACGAATATCACGAGATATCACAGGAAGATGTACAGATACTGAGAGATAGTATTTCGAGTCTTAAGGAATACAAGGATAGTACGGCGATATATCGTAGCAAGTGTGACTCCTTAATCTCAGTGATAAGTAAAATATCGAAAGATAAAGTATATGTCGAGAAACAATTATCAAAGACTGATAAAGCTTTCTTGAATATAGGTAAGATTGCATCAGTTTGTCTTTTAATAGGCGTTCTCGCGTTTTTATGTTGGATATATTGGAAATTAAAGCTACATTAAACGTTCTTAGTTTTTTAGTGTTTTAGTTGGTTTTTAGTTGATTTACAAACAAAAATGGGGTGACCACACATAATGTGTAGCCACCCCTAAACGTATAACATGATCAGCACAGAAGTTATTCGTCAGCCTGGATAAAAGAGATCCCATATTTTTCAGTATAGTAATTCTCGTTTTTCACACGTCTTGTTTGCGAATCGTAATATAATACAGTTTTGTCAACTGTTTCATAAAAATAACCATACTTTCGCCTAAGATGATACATTGCATTTTGTATGCGCTTTGGAGTGATACGAACTTTATATTTTGTATTTTGTTCTAGACCACTTCTTACACGCCACGATTCCATCTTTCTTGTATGAGTAATCTTCTTGCTCAATTTAGAATAGTCGTATGATTTTCTACCAGAAGATCTCCGTTGCCTTACGTATTCATCTATTCTTTTCTGTGTTTCTTCGGTGTGCCTAAGATGATTCTTTGCAGCACACCGAATTATAGTAGTCTTGGCAAATCCTGTAATCTCTGCTATTTCCCTTGAAGACATCGTTGGATATAACTCAATTACTTTCTCTGTAAGACCTTTTACTTTAGAGCACCATACCATAAACTAACGGTTATCACCGCTACCATGCAACTTTCCTCTTAACTGGCGAGAGTGAAGTTTGTCGTAGTTCAATTTTCCTATATCACTAAGTTTGAATCCAATATCGTGAGAAAGTGTTGCGCAATACCATAGTACATCACCAATCTCTTTGGCAATTTCTAACTTTTTTTCTTCTGTAAAAACAGAAGCGTTATCACGCAACACTTTCTTAACCTTATCGGAAACTTCACCAGCTTCACCTGTAAGTCCCAATGTAGGATAAATGATAGGGTTAGGATAAATAGCAGTCTCCATAGCTAACTGCTGATACTCGTCTAATGTTAAATTTTTATTTTCCATTTTAATATTTAAAGTTTAAAATTCATGTTTCTTGCAAACCTTATCACAAGATGTTTCGCAATCTTTTTTGAAGCACCATCCATTGCCTAAGATGTCTTCGCATCCCATCCAAAGGCAGTTGCCGCAGCATTTTTCTTCTTTTTCCATATTACCGATGTTTTATCACTTCCAAATACTTCAACTTTGCGAATCGGTATGATTTATATATTCCACCAAGCGTTTTATGCACCTTAGATGTGAAGCACTGAATGCAGCCACTATAATCATCAAAACCCAAGATGATATACTTTTCTTCAATATACCCTGCCACGTATGCGCCAATGTCCTTACCTTTATAAAGAACAGGCTCTCCACAATGCGCATTAAAAAATTCTTTATTTGTCATACACTACTCGAATTTTATGATAAAGAACTCAGTATCGAGCCATTTGTCTGGACATAACCCCCTCTTAGGCTTACCGATGGTGATACTATCAATCTTCTTTTCGATACGTGGGCTATCCTTGCGGTAACCGTTAATGAAGAGGACGTGGGTGTAAGGGCGATAAAGCACCTTTCCGCAATATGTTTCTGCCGCCACATCATAAGCTACTTCGCAGTTAGTGGTCAGACGTTTAATCCAATAAGGTTTTATCTCCCGATACTCATCTGTCTTTTCGCCAGTCACAATCATGTCGAACCATTGCTTGCTGACGGTGAGTGTCAATACATTCTTCTTCATCTTTTACACCTCCTCCCAGTCTGTTGCAAGTATATCCTCTGAGAGCATTCTTTCTTCCTTGAATATATGATGCCCATAATGATAGAATATTCCTTCCTCGTCAATACCAAACGGATAAAGCCCATTTTCACGCTTTACGAGCTTTCCTTTTCTCATACGCTTTAAAGCCTCTGAGAAGTCAAATATTTCCTTCTTCATATCTTCTTTCTTTTTAATTGATATTTAATATTAAACTCCCAAAGCAGAAAGGCTACATTAATTTTATAAACACCACTATCAGGCTTCCATACGATTAAACTTGGGATGAAATAAAAGCACCAATAGTATTTGGTTATAAGAAATTTGAGATTAAAACTTATCTTCTTCATACGCTATTTCTCTAACCTTTTTTTTGAATGTCGCAAGTATATAGATTGAACCGCAACAAGGTATCGTAGATGCTGTTACCAATGCAGATGGTGGTATTAGGTTATATTGTACTAATTCCCAACCATCATAGCCGTATTGATTAAATTTATCAGATAGAACCTTGACCATCTCATCAGATTTCTTGATAACTATTGAAGTTACCATATACTCATACTTCTTCATTTCTCACCTTCCTTTCTATCAAACTTGTTGCCAACAACAGTCCATTTTTTAAACAAGACCAAGAAAGAAAGGCATCCACCTTTCTGCCATCCATCTTCATCGGTTGGAATAAAGCATGATTGGCAATTAGCCCAAGTTACCGTTCTCTTTTCAAATGGAAAATCATGATTTTTAATAATGTCGCCTTCCCAAACCTCTTTGCCTTCGCAGTCTTTCAGCCCTGTGAATTGGCAGACCGTTTCAGGGTCAACCTGATAAGTGAGATTTCTGTTTAACTTGCATTCTTTCTGACGATTCTCAATGATGTATGTATTATCATTCTCTTCGTAGAAATATCCGCAAACCCATTCTCCGTTATCAAGGCGTTTGGCCTTGAACTTGATATTTTCTGTTTTCATAAGCTATTCTTCTTTAAGTTCTACTGGCTCATCGTTCCAAGATAATTCTCTTCCGATGAGTTTCTTAATACTTCCTTTAGGAAGGTAACAGCATCCGGTATTTGCGTACCTATGCCCATATAAATATACGACAGAGCAAATCCATAATGTATTACTTTCATTTCTGCAAGGTTTTTCTACAAAAATATGTTCACAGCCACCTTTATCTACTGCTAACCAAGACATAACTAATCCTCCAATTTTAAATCAGTTCCACAATTACGACTTTCCTTTAGGAAGTCATTAACTTCTTCCTTGTAGCTATAACCACAATCCTTCTGTAGAGCCTTTATCTTCTTGTAACCGATACCAGCTTCTCGGCAAAGTTCTGCTGCCAAGCTATAGTTTTCGACATAGCCAATAACGTTCTGAATGACCGACCACTGGCCTCGCTCGAAGTCTGTAATGCTATCATCTTTGAAACGACCTAATGCTTTATCGCACAGGCCACACACTCTGACCATTTCTTTTTCAAGTTGCTCAAAAGAGTACTGCCTCCAATGATAAGTAAGATAGCTTGCGCTACCCAAAGCTTCTTTAACTTTATTATCCATAACTATTTCTCCTCCTTCTTAATATAAGGACAAGCAACTACCTTTCGATAGAACTTACACTTATCCTTGTAATCACAAAAATCGCAAAAACAATACGCCATACTATTCTACTTTTATACCAAATGGAACTCCGTCAGCAAAGGTGAATAAATCCATAATTCCAGATAAAGACCATGCGGCATTTCCATTCAATGACATTCCACACGTATCATCATCTACTGCTGTAATTAAAGCATGATGTCCATCTTTCTTATCCTTCACCCACCCAAAAGGTTGATGCATCAGCATTTCCTGCCAACACTCTTCTGCGTCCTTGAATGGGCGATACTTTTGCTCTGGCTTGATTCGATACTCAATACCATTCCAAAAACCAATTTCTTTCATTTCGGTCCATTCATTCGGAATACTGGTGCTTATAGTGCCTGGTTTTGTCCTACACTCAATTGCCTTTCCATCTGCATAAGCTTGCAGAATAGGATAAAATTCTTTAGCTTCTTCTTTTGTCATATCAGTTATAGTTTGATTGGGAGGCCATGGACATAAACCTCACGATTGTCACGAGTACCATCTTTTTTCTCCATATAGAAGAAAAGGGTCAATCTCAATGTTGCCCTCATAAACCTTTCCGATGGTGAATAATAGGGAACTATTCTGGAAAGCCAACCTACACGCCCATCTTCATCCATAATCTTATCTCCGATTTTAACAGGCAAGGCTTTTATATAGTCTTCTTGAAGCTGCTTCATTTCTTGAAGTAATTCTTCTCGTCTTACATTTAATTTGACCTTTTTATCTATAAAATGTCTGGTGATTTCCCGCCATTTTCCTATATTCCTTTCCGCTTCTTGCTTTGTCATGATCAATCCTCCAGTTGTTACTATGGTTTAAATATATCTTCATTTAGTTTAAACTGCTTTGATAAAAACGGATTATTCTTTATCAAGTTGATAATTTCTTCTTCCGTATGAATGCCTTTCCAAAAAAGTTCGGTATGATCACCAACTCTGACTTCATCTACAGAGAACGGAACACCATAATTTGTATAAAACTCTCCGTGATGTTTAATAATGTGGCGACCAGGATTCTTTCGAATATTATTTATCCAAGTTTCATTATCACACTCGCACCACATCTTATATTCTGCATTTGTCAGTGTTTTGTCAATGCCAATTGGATAATGTCCGGGACACCCATTTGTTCCAAAGTAAATAATCTCTGCCATATTCTCTTCTTTTTACCCTCTCCCTGCTGTCACCAAGGAGAGGGTGGTTAGTTACACTGTTACTTCAACGAATTCTCCGTTTTGGAGTTGATACCAAGTATCAGCCTTGATATTATTTCCGTCAACGTACTCTGTTTTGACACATAATGGTACTCTCCGTTTTTTATCGTCATTCCATTCCCATTCTGTAAGCGTTATCCATGATCCAACCTTTGCTTTTGCTTTAGATTCTTTTCCAGCGCACATAACAACGGAGTCTTCTCCTGTGCTGTAAATCTGAGCATAGTCACCGCTTGAACCAATCTTAGCATAGTCACCGCTTGAACCAATCTGAGCATAGTCACCGCTT